AAAAGTTTTGGAGCAATATTGAGGCTAAGGGCACCCCCCGCATGCGCACGGAGGGGCCTTCAGCACCTGCGGGGGTCGTCGGGTCGCTATAGGAAAGGTCCCCACCCCGGTCGAGACTGGCAGAAAACCTATAAGGGGTGTAGGGAAGAGGGCAGGAAAGCGGCGAGCACCAAGAAGCAAAGCGGGTTCGGAAGCGGGTCAGGAAAGCGGACAGGGCTGGATTCAGCCAACCAAGTCCTTGAACCTTCGAGGTTCAGCCAGGATACTAGGGTAGTTCGGTGGAGAGCCGACGAAGTCACCTAGCTGGTCAGGATGCGGTCCTCGAAATCGGAGCGAGACTTGCTCGCCAGGGATTCGACGGTGTAACAGCCAAAAAATCATCCCTTAAAACACTGCCAGGTAAAAGCCCAGAGGTTCGGAGGTTTTCCTGAAGAGGCACACAAGCGCCTGAAGATTTGTTGCGGGTCGAGTCCAAGCGTTGCATGATTGCAACATGGCCCAATTCGAAAAGGAAAACATTGGATAGCCAACCTTTAGCACCTTACAAGTGCTGATAGGTGTCAAGCGCCCTGACAAGGTGCTGACCGGTGAAAATAGCACTACATGTTAGTAGGTGGCTATAGATCATTAACCAGCTATAGCCACTAACTAGAACGTAAGATGCTAAAATTAAATTTAGGTGATGAAATGATTAAAAATGAAGTGTTCATCCGAAAGGAAAGTGATGGTTACAGAGCATACTGGTCTCATAGGTCTTGGGATTGCGTCAAGCATGATAATAAGTTGTCTGGACTTACTGAGTGGTTGGATAAGCTCGGATTCAAGGTGAGAAGTGTTAGATTATAGTCTGATAGGTGCTACCCAGTTCATCGGGTAGCGAGTATCAGCCTGATAGTCAGTCAGGTAACGCAAGTAAACATGTAGTAAAATGAGGTTCAACATGTACGAGAATAATTTGAATTACTTTGAGAGCCATGACCAATTCTTTGGCATCCTTAGCCAGGTCAGTTCCTTCCATGTTTCCGCTCGGAAGCTGCATGGCGAACTCCTGGTCAAGCTGCACAAACAGGGTGTAGCATTTAAGGATTGCCGGAAGTTCCTCTTGAACAGGGCAGCCGAATCCGGCCTCTGGGAGCGTGGAATGCGGATTGAGGAGTGCAAAAAGCGGTCCTGGTATGTCAGTATGCAGAACTTCCTTAACTGGAAAGATCGGCATTACTCAGACTACGGTGTTCAGAAAGATCTCTCCTTGCTCTATAGCCGGAACAAAATCAAGGGCGAGGATTTCGCAAAGACGGTCGTCAAGGCCACCAAGACTCGCAAGAAGAATGCCAATGGCGAGGTCCTTGAGGAGAAGGAAATTGTCACGGAAACCACCGAGACTGTACGGGAGAAGGTGGAGCGTATCAAGGCGGAGGCTAAGGCCAAGGCTGAATCCCTTCTGAACAAGCCCGTAATCGAGGGCCTTTCCACCATACAGATTCAGACGGTCATTCTGTCTAACCTGTCAATCCTTGGAAAGATCGCCATCGAAAAGGGAGCATCCGAGCAGTTCAATGCATTCATGGCCGCTCTTGGCCAGTTCGACGAAATGGTACAGGTTGATGATCCGACTGTCCTGGCAGAAACCGAGCAGATGATCCAGGCAATCAACTAGCTCTTTCGATAAGAACCTTGCGGTCCTCATGGATTAACAACCGGGCTGCAAGGTGTTTATCGACTACATGACTTAACTGTCAATTCGAACCCTTGAAATCTCCGTGACTGTCAACTACTGATCGAGTCTAACGAGATGTTCCCCGCAGGGAACCCAAGGGTTCAGATTGGAATGTAAATCAATCAATAGGTGACTTATGAAATGTGACTTTTGTGGTGCTGAAGTTTTCGAGGGCTGGATTCCCGTAGGGGAGAGTCCAGTGTGTGAATGTGGAAGGGTTCTTTCTGGAGATACTATGAAGTTGGAAACACCGAAACGGTACAAGGCAACAATCAAGATTAAGGTCAAGAAGGTCCAGCTCTCAATGAGTGCCAAGGCAGCCAATGAGCTGCGGGAGCTGTTAGTTTTCCGGCTGGACCATTCGATCCTGTCAGATGAGCAAAAAGAGCTTGTAGAGGCTTTCTCCGGTGCAGTAATCGAGTCCTGTATTTAGAAGATTGATCATAGCCCTGAATGCTGAGTTTCAGGGCCTTGATGAGTCTTATAAATCAACCAATAGGTGACTTATGACCAGAGTGTTTTATAATTGCCGGAAGTGCGATTCAGTCCGTATTAACCGCCGGTCGGGCTCGTGTTACGAGTATCGGCTGGTCATCAAAGATGATTGTAAATGGTGTAAACATTGGAGTCCTTATGAAGACATTCAAAGAGGTTCCATCATGGGCAACTGCGATGGTAAGAAATTTCAGGGATAATGCAAATTTACCCGAGTCTATTACAGACCTTCAAATCTTTACAGTAGTTGAGAATGAAGATTTGTGTCTGATTGACTCCCCTGAAGATCAAATTGATATCCTTAGGAGCTTACTGGTATGAAGAAGATAATGGTAGTAAAGAAGTCGGACGTAGAATCAAGGCGTGAGAAGCGCCTTGAGGCTGCTATCAGGGTTGACGGCTACTCCCAGGCTGTAGAGCCTAAGAGCACCCTAAGGAGGGAATTTTATAGAATTGGACTAACCCTTTAGGTAGTTATACACGCTCATTACAATCTCTGGATTGTCATACATCAAACCTATAGCCATATTACAGTTACTGCATAGCAAACCCCTTACATCACCTGTATCGTGGTTATGATCTATGTGGTAACTGTTTTGTGAGTCGGGTCTTATCAATGTTTCCCCACAAATCTTACAGCAACCTTTTTGTTTATCTAGCATATCAGATAATTCATCTATACTTATTCCATATTTCTTTTTAATTACACTAGCTCTTGAGTTCATTACATTTTTAGGGTCTGACTTGTAATCTTTTCCTATACTATTATACCATTTACTATGATTTTCTCTTATCTTTTCCTTATTTTTCTCTCTGTACTCTTTTCTTCTATTGCTTATTTTTTCTTTATTTTCCTCTCTATACCTCTTTCTCTTTTCTTCAAGATATTCTTTATTTTCTTCTCTATACGCCTTTTTCTTCTCTGCAAGAGCTTCTTTATTTTTCTCATAATAAGCCTTACTTCTTAATTTAACAGCATCTTTATTTTCTTCTTTATACTTTTTAGTCCTTAATAAAATATCATCTTTATTCTTTTTATAATATTCTTTAGCATACTCGTTAGCTTCTTCTTTGCTTCGTCCCATGATAAGCTCCGTATTAAAATTAATATTGTTCTGCAATTTATAAGCTATATAGTGAGTGTTGATCCGAACTAATACCAAACTATCAGACAAAGGTATAAACCTGTTTTAAACATGGAGGTCGTTATGAATTTACCATCAGGTTCTTGGATGGTTATTGTTAGACCACCAAGGGATACAAGGTCAAGAGGTACTGTAATTAAGAAGAGTATTAGTAGAGAGCGTGCAAAGCAGTTAGCGCTCTCTATGAGTTATAATTCTAAGTTTAATTACTGGGCTATCGAAGAGAAAGATTATTAACTATTGGAGGAACAATTATGAAGTACAAAGTAACCTTACACCCGCTTGATAGGATTATGAGGGATTGTGGGACCGATATGTCATTTCTCATGGAAGGTCCTAAAGTTACCTACATCAACGATGAACGAGTGAATAATGCTATTACTGATGATATGATCAGGGAGTATTGGGTAAGTAAGAATGGCCAATTTATTATAGATGATGATGATAAGAAACATCTCAAATCTGGTGTCTTATTTCGTCACAATATCTTTAACTTCTACAGCCTTTGGGTTGATAAGGTAGAGCCTATAGCACCTGAAACCTACCTGATTACCCTGGGCAGCAGGGTGTACGAGGTTGATGCCAATACTGACGGAAACGTCTTCAGGATCTTGAAGAGTTACCAAAGGAAATAAATCTTTCATGTAGCCCTACGTCGAGTAGACGTGGACCCTACATAGACCCTACATGGAGGTATGCATGGACCCTACATCTACCCGACATGACCTAAGTCTACAAGAGATTGATGCTCGAATTGAGGAACTCAATAAGGTAGAAGTCTTTTCAGAAGAACAAAGAAGAGACTTTCTACTATTGGCAGAAAGAAGGATGGAGGTACTTGATGAGATATTTCATGAACGGACAGGGAGGTGGCCAATCTTATAATGGAACCTATAGTCTTCTGGGTGCTAGTCATATTGTTTGTTACTGTCTCAGAGAAGAACATTGAGATACAAAAACTCAATAGGAGGAGATCAAATGAACGCAAGAATCGTAGGATTTGTAGCTTTTAATGTTGAACCTAAACCTAATAGTAAGCTCGTAAAGAGGGTATACGTCCAGAAGCCCCTGACTGTTAAGATAGCTCCCGTGCTCATGAGGGCCTATACCCTTAAAAGTGTTCAACTTTCCAAATAAGCAATCATATTCCTTAGGGTGTCTATATTTTCCTTTAGATGCCCTAGGGAAACATTGCAGCTATGACACAAAAGACCTCTTACAGTTCCTGTAGTATGACAATGATCTATATGATAGTTTGTTTTAGAGTCTGAATATATCAGACTATCACCGCATGTTTTACAACAACCTCTCTGATCATTGAGCATGTTTGACAACAATTCTTCAGTTACGCCGTATTTGTTTCTTAAAATACCAATCCTAATCCTATAGGCTGTATAGGGTTGTGATCTCCAATCTTTAAAATATTCTGACAACCTCTCTCTATTATCTTCTCTATAATTTTTAGAATATAAAGCTCTATGATCTTTATTATTATCACGCCACTCCTTGTTTTTTAATAACGCCTCGTCTTTATTATTATAATACCACTCTTTAGAAGTTAAACATCTTTTATCTTTATTCTTTTTACTACAAATCTTAGCATATTCTTTTACCTCATCCCTATTCTTCTCTCTATACTCTCTAGCCTTCAAAGCGATCTCTTCTTTATGCTCTTGATAATATTTCTTAGCATACTCATTAGCTTCCTCTTTGCTCCAACCCATAATAATCTCCATATTTAATTGATATTAATATTTTCTACAACTTATAGTCTATATAGTGGATAAGAAACTGATCTAATATAAGTTAACTATCTTTCTAATATTGTTTAATTATTAGAGATCAGAGTCTTGTACACTACATAGCCTTTAGGCGGGAAGGTACTATTAGGTGCTATTAGATTCTTACAGTGATAATAGATCCTATAGGTGCTGTAGGTCATTTAGTTTCATTATTTATCGTAGATAAATACTATAGAACCTATAGAACCTATAGAACTGTAGGTACTAACATCACCTGTATGAGTTCATAAAAAGGAGATGAATAAATGAAAATCATGAACGATATTAATACGACAGTTGTTGCATCTCCTTGCAGTACCCCCTCTTTGGGGAGGGAGATGTACACTGAGGTGCTGTATGGTGAGTATATTACCAAGAGGAAGAAGTGTGACTATTGCCAAAAGGATTATCTCGAAGTGTTCTGTCCATTCTGTGGGATGACTAAGGACGATATTTAGTTATTAAAGGGACTACAAGGCTCCTACATTCAACGATTGGGTGTAGGTGCTTGTGTGGGTATTAGTTTTTATTAAAATCAAATGTAGGAGCATTTATGACGCTTAAAGAACTTATCCGTGATTTACAAGTTACTTTAGAAGAGCACCCTAAGTGGAACGACAGAGAGGTAGTATTTAATACCGCTAGTGAAAAGGAACTAAAAGCTTTTGATATTTATAGCTACAAGAAGAAGATCAATTGTGACCTGAGGTATTAGGTTGTAATAGCCCACTCTAGCCCCTACAAGGGGTCTACATTCAACGATCATACCTATAGGTGCCTGATTGTACCTGTAGGTATGAAAATCAACTGGAGGTGCTAAATGAAAGTAATTCGAATCAACCCATATGGACCGAGTGACTCTATCACAAGTCTAATTGCTACTCTCCGTGCTCGTGGAGCCAACGTCAAGCGGATGAAGTATGACAACAGCTCCTATCGTGGTTCAGCTAGTCATCTCATTCTCAACTGGGGGTCTCACACTCGGAAGGCTGTTCGACCAGAGTTTACCATGTTGAACGACCCTACTGCTGTAATCATCGCCTCAGACAAGACGAAGACATTCGAAAAACTGAGGGATTCTGGTATGTCAGACAACATACCTGGGTTTACTTCCGATCTTGATGTAGCAAAAGCTTGGGTGGAGTCTGGTATTACTGTGTACTGCCGGACACTTACCAGATCAAGCCAGGGCAGAGGTGTCGTGGTGGCTAACAGGGTAGATGATCTCGTAACTGCCCCACTTTACACGGCTAAATGTCCTCGTCGTCGTGAGGTCCGTCTTCACATCTTCAATGGGGAGATGATCTCCTTTGCTCAGAAGAAGAAGATGAGTGAGGAACGTATGGCAGATGATGGTATCACCTACAGCAACGATGTGAGATCACATGGGAACGGATGGGTCTTTGCCCGTGAAGGAGTCACCATCCCTGACAGTGCAAGGGACGCTGCTATAGCTGCTGTAGCTGCTTTAGGTTTACAGTTCGCCGCTTTGGATATCGCCCTCAGTCTTAATAGCCCTAAGATATTTGAGGCTAATACCGCTCCAGGTTTAGAAGGAGCGACATTAGAAGCCTACACTAACGCTATTATTCAACTCGCCTCAAGGTAATCTATCATAGATTGAAGGAGATTCACGCTGTCGTGTACTCCACCTAATGTTAGATTGCATCTAGAGCAAAGTAAACCTCTCACAGATCCTGTAGTATGACAATGATCTATTGAGAAGGATTTTAAAGAACCTGGATGAACTAAAGAGTCTCCGCATATCTTACAACATCCTCTTTGCTCGTCCATCATCTTCTGAATTGTGTGCTCATCTGTTCCATAAGAATTCTTTCTTCTATACTTAACTGTTCTGTAATTTCTAACATCTTTGTTATCTTTATAAGCTTCAGCATATAATTCAGGGTTTTCTGCTCTATGTTGTCTACGCTTACCATTGTAGACATCTTTATCTCGGTGGTATCTGAAGTGGTCATACTCTTTAAGCCTATCTTTATTTGCAAGACGATAAGCTTTTTGGTACTCTTTGTTATTTAACTTCTGTTCTTCAGTGAGGACTTTCATTATGATACCTTTTGTTGAATTATGGGACTGTAGATTTACGCTTCTACAGGACTATATAGTAGGAGATTAGTTGATGTGGGAGATAGGTATCTTCACCCCTGTATACCCAACGGCTAAGCCTTTCTGGAACTGTTTTTGTATGATCAATGTAGAGGATAGCGGAATAAAACATTATGGGTATTATTCATGGGAGGATGATGGGGTAGGAAAAGCTTGTCATGAAGAACGTCTAGATGATATGAGACGCTTTAAGGTATTCAAAATTAGGAGGGATTATAATGGGTTGTAAGGATTGTACTTATGTTGTGTTCTCCGAGAGGAGAGTTGAAGGTGCTCCTAAGTTGGGTACTGACTCTGTAGGTGGAGTACAGGGTTCTTTGTACCTGATAGATAGAGAGACTGTTGATCTTCTCAAGTCCTCTAATGCTGTCACCGATAGGGGTAGACTTGCCAGGATAATTTGATGGAATTTTTCATAGGGAATCACTATTGCCGAGATGATGATGATGCTGACTATTGGGGTGTATGGTCATGGGTATATGATATGAATCATTTGACTAGGAGTATTATTCCTACAGATCGAACACAAGTGTATGAAGACTACTTCGACATCAACTCAGATAGAGATGGTGATTGGGGTATAAGATTTGATCAGTCTATAAGATTAAAAGTAAAGAAAGTTTTATAACACTACACACTAGGAACATACTCTCATGTGGTTGAGAGGACAGTGTGTGGAAAAACAAAAATCATTTATTGAAGGAAAACAAAATTATGCCTACTGCTACCCCTTGTCCTTGCCTCAACTGTGGTACTGAAATCACCGATCCTAACTTTCGGGTAGTCCTGTTCAATGAAGACTACCCTGATATCGAGATCGGTCCCTACTGTGAACGATGTTACTCCCTGCTGAAGGTATGCTCTGGTTGTCAGAAAGCTGTGCTTGCATCCGAGACTACTCATACAGGTAATGGTGAGCACTACTGCCGTGAATGTATGGCCTCATTTGCAACCTGCGAGTGTTGTGGTCAGCAGAAACCCGAAGCTGCACTCAGGGATATCAACGGTGAGATGATATGCACCTCGTGCATCTCCACGAAGTATAAGATGTGTGGGTGCTGCAACACCTATAAGAGGAAGGACACCATCGTACTGAACACCAGCCTTGAGGGTATGCGTAGAGCTGGCATCTTCCGTAAGTACGGTAATCAGGTGTGCTCCGAGTGCTTCGAGGAGAAGAAGCGACACTTCAAACTGTATGAGATTGAGGAGTGTGTCCATTGCGGTAAGAAATACTCTTGCACTGAAGGGCAGGAGCATCCTAAAAAGTATTGTGAAAAGTGTTGGAACGGTTTCAAGATGTGCGGAGTGTGCCACAAGAAGGAACCGAACATCAAGTCTGTAGTATTCATGGATGAGAATGGTGACAATCACTCAGAGTACATGTGTCAGTCTTGTAAAAACAAGAACGTAATGGAGTGTGATGCTTGTGGTAACAACTACAAGTCCTCCATGAAGACGTTCGTTAAGGGTGCGTCCAAGGTCCACTGTGTATGCCCCAGTTGTGCTGACAAGAAGGAGTGTGCTAACTGCTCCTCCCTGTTTGCTGGTAGTGGAGAGTATTGTCAGACATGTAAGAGGGTTTATATCAACAACAAGTGTTCTTGTGGTATGATCCGAGATCATGAGAGTCACTGTAGGGTATGTAATAGTATGGGTATCTACAGCTACAGTCACAAGCCGAAGATCTTCTACAACTATATCAAGGACAAAGAGATCAAGCGTGGTAATGTGTTCTTTGGCTTTGAGAATGAGTGTACCTTTGGTAGGGATGATGGCAACCGTAACAATGGGTTGAAGAACCTGTATAAGAGCTACGATCCTACGGTACTGGTAGCTAAGAGTGATGGCAGTATTGATGGCTATGGGTATGAGGTTGTATCTCAGCCCATGTCTCTCCTCTACTTCCATCAGCTTGACCTCGGACCTCTCCTTCCTGGTAAACTCAAGAAGGATTCCAGCTGTGGTCTTCACATCCATGTAGGTCGTGATGGTTTCCAGTCGGAAGTTCATCTGTATAAGGTGATCAACTTCCTTCATAGCTGTCCGAGCTTCACCACCTATGTAGCTGGTCGTTCATTCAATGGTTACTGTGCGGGGCTGAAGACTAAACCCTCAAGGCACCTGAAGGATAGTAAGTCAGGCAACACTGAGCGTCGGGCTATGGTTAACCTGACAAATAAAGCAACAGTAGAGTTCCGACTGTTTGCTGGTTGTGTTACTGACTTCGAACTGAGAAGCAAGGTGGAGTTCCTTCATGCACTGATCTCCTTCGAACGTGAGGCACCTATCTCACACTCGAAAGATCTCGATAAGTTCCGGGAGTTTATGGCACACAACAGCAAGACTTACCCGAACGGGTCTGTACTTGTGGCTAAATTTGTTGAGTGATTAAATGCCATAATTGTGGGGCAAAGGTTGAAGAGCATACCAGCATGTACTTCAGGTGCTATGACAATAGGCCTAGTTGGTTTGTATTCTGCTGCCCCACATGCTTACCGGGAAAGAGTACCAGTAACTTCTATATAATTCTTACAATAAAAAGGAAACTATAATATGTGTATTGCGATATTCAAACCAGCAGGAAGAGTACTCACTGAAGCAACCCTCAGAACTTGCTTCAATAGCAACCCGGATGGAGCTGGCTTTGCGTACATTAACACGGACCATCTGGGAGTCAAACGTATTAAGATGTACAAGAGTATGGAGTTCGCACCATTCTATAAGCAGTATGAGAGGGCAACTCGTATAGCCCCTGACTCTGCATTCCTTGTACACTTCAGGATCAAGACGCATGGTCAGAAAGATATAGCCAACTGCCACCCATTTATGATAGACGAGGACACTGTGTTCATTCACAATGGAATCATCGGTGGTGTATCTCGCCACGCTGATAAGTCTGATACAAGAATGTTTAATGAAGAGGTCCTCCGTGAGATGCCTGAAGGGTGGTTGTATAATCCTGCAATCGCTATGCTGATAGAGGAATTCATCGGTGCATCTAAGCTGGCAGTCTTGAGCATCAGTGGTGAGGGATTCATCTTCAACGAGAAGAAGGGTCACTGGCATGAAGGTATCTGGATGAGCAATGACTCCTACAAGGAACGTCCTGTATACACCACTAAGTACGGTGGATATCAGGGTCACTACAATGCACAGCCCAGGACCCTTCCGAATTCAACAGTCAACACAGCAGCATGGTCTATCAATGCTTTCACTAGGGAGGACTGCGAGTATTGCAACCAACCCTTTCAGATCAAGGACATGCATGCCTATGAGGATAAGGATGCACCTATCATGTTGGTTTGTGAAGAGTGTAAGAAGTCTCTTGAGAAGGCTGGTGCTGTAAGCAATAAGAACAAGACAACCATGGCCAAGTACCTTACCGAAGCTAACATCCAGTTGAACAAAGAGAAAGCTATAGCTGCTAAGAAAGTAGCTGCCATAGCAGAACAGGAGGAAGCGTGGCAGGACTATCAAGGGATGTATAACTAATGGTATTCTTTATCAGAACCTCTATACGACCTGAGTGTCCTGAGTTAAACGATAAGGTTGGGTCGTTCTACAGGATAAGGGATGGTGATCAACACCATGACACAGCTATCTCATTTACGTGGAGTATGAGAGGTGGTGTTAGGGATATGAAAAGACTGAAAGTGAAGAGGGTGATATATGGTGTACGTAATACTTCATTGTACAGATGATGCTAGCTTCTGGTATGAGGGGAATCAGAGGAGGTTGTGTGCTGATAAAGCATGCACTCATACTGATACGGACAAGTTCCTCTATATATACCTAATGGTTAGGAGGGTTTTGTGAGATACCTGATACTATACTCAAAGGAGGAACCCACGTATTGGGATCCTAGTTTTAATAGAAGTCTTAGGGCATACAAGGAGAGGCCTTATCCACTAGGATACTCTGTTCCGATATACATCATACTACATATAAAGAGAAGGGTATGACAAACCTTTGGGTTATCTTATGGTGTGCATCAGACCCTACTAGGTGGTGGGAGTGTAACCAAAGAAGGGTTATGATAGAGGAGGAGGTTATAGAAGGAGAGCAGAGTTTGTATATTATCTTAAGGATTAAGAGGAAACTATGAGGTGCTTCTATATCCTACATAATAAGCCGGGTTCTAATTGGTGGTTCCCAACAAATAACAGAAAGATATCTACTATATATTATGGTCTTAATTGCTCTATCAGGTTAAAGGTGAAGAGGAGGTATGAATAAAGCTTGCCCTGAGTGTGGGGAGTTTATGTGTAACTGATCCCTATAATTATCACTTCAGTAACGTGATCACTATATAGACCTTAAAGGGTTTATATTTTAATTCAACTGGAGGGATGATTATGAAAGGTGTTCATTGGAATAAGGCAAGGAAAAGATGGAAAGCGTCTATAAGATCTAGTCTTGGTTGTGTGAACCTAGGGTCTTATAAGGACAAGGAAGAGGCTGGGTTTGCTAGAAGAGCTGGAGAGGAGTGTGTTGATCTATGCAAGACAGCTACAACTGGGATATGTTGTATATGTGGAGAGGTTATTGTACAAGCTAAGAGGGGTCCTAAAAGGACTAAGTTTTGTTCTAAGAAATGTCACTCACTTTGGAAGAGGTCAGATCCTGGTTATGTAGAATGGAAAAGAGAGTACGATGCTACCTATGTTAAGGTGAATGCAGATAGGATAATAAGAAATAGAGAATCTTATAAGGGTACAGAAGGCTATAACGAGACTAACTTCAGACGAAGACTTAAGGTCTTCAATATAACTGAGCAGGAGTTAGAGGATATGATAATTTCTCAAGTTGGAAAATGTGCTATATGTGGTATAGATTTTATTGAGATGTTCTCCATAGATCATGACCATGATACTGGAAAAGCCCGAGGGTTGTTATGCAATTCTTGTAACTCTGGTATAGGATTCTTAAAAGACTCTAAAGATACTTGCATTAAGGCTGCTAAGTATTTGGAATCATATGAGTAATCTCCAATGCCCTATATGTTTTTCTCTTGGTAGAGATAAAACTAAAGATCACTTATGGTTGATGAAGGATGGTGTAACACGAGCATGTCTGAAACCTTATCATCCTCCTTATTATGAAAGGGACGGAGAGTTATGTAAACCACCTACTAATGGAGGGGAGATGGAGATAGATGAAGTAAAGAGCCTCCCGTTTTATGGTAACCCTGAAAGGCTTGTCAGTGCTGAGACACACAAACACTTCAAGATCAGGACTGAGTTATCAGAAGCTACAGGTGTACCAGTAGCGATCTATTATCCTGAGACACATCAGGGTAAGTTCATTGGGTATAAGAAAAGATCCTTGCCTAAAAAGTTCTCGAGTATAGGAGAACAGAAGGGGAAGGTTCCGGATTATAGTGGGCAGTTCTGCTGCCCCCGTACTGCAAAGAAGCTGCTGATTGTAGGTGGTGAGGAGGATATGTGTGCTGCCTATGAGATGCTGAAGACTAGGTATCCAGAGGTAGAGCCAGCGGTAGTATCGTTGCCAAGAGGAGAGGAGTCCTCATTGGCTACAGTCACAGAGAACCTCGAGTTCCTGAAGGGCTTCGAGGAAGTGATCATCGCTACTGACATGGATGCTGCTGGTAGAGCAGCGGTAGCTAAGTATGCACCCGTCATTGGAGAGAAGGCTAGAGTCTTAGTCCTCTCAGAGAAAGACTCCAGCGATATGCTGGTAAAGGGAAAGCAGAAGGAGTTCATCAATGCTTACTTCAACGCCCGTGAGTACCGTCCTTCAAATATTGTTGCTGTATGTGATATTCTGGACGATACTATTAAGCCTGTTCCGTGGGGTTTGTCTTATCCCTTTGAGAGACTCACGAAACTCACGTATGGACTTAAGGAAGATGAAGGGGAGATCATAGGTATAGGTGGTGCTCCTGGTGGTGGCAAGTCAACCCTCGTAAGGCAGATACAACAACACTTGATGTTCGTACACAATAAGAACATTGCAGTCTTTGATATCGAGGAGAAGGCTAAGGGTGCATTGAAGCACCTGATAGGTGGTATCATGAACAAGCCTATCCACAAACCTGACTGTGTGTATGACATAGATGAAGCACGTAGGATAGGTGAGCTGCTCGATGGGAAGGTGCAGTTCTATGATGGACTCACTGAAGATTGGGAAGAGGTTAAGGATAATATCAGATACTTCGCCAGTAAGGGTATCAGGATATTCTTTATTGATCCTTTATCTGCATTGGTTGAGCACCTCTCAGCATCTGAAGGTAATCAAGAACTCGGTAAGGTGATGCGTGATATGCGAAGGTTTCGAGTTGAGCAAGGACTGACATTCTTCCATGCTAACCATCTTAATAACCCTTCAGGTGGTAAGGATCATGGTGCTGGTGGTGAGGTATATGGATCACAGTTCTCTGGTAGTAGGGCACAGTGGAAGTATTCTACTGCACTATGGGGTCTGAGTAGGGATCAGTTAGCTGAGTCTATAGAGGATAGGAACAAGTGTAAGTTATCTATCATCAAGGATAGATTAGGTGGTAACACTGGTCACATCCCATTGAGGTACAACAGAGAGTCAGGTAAACTTGAAGAGGAGTTTTGTGATGACGAGTTTTAAGTTCTGGTTTTGTAATAAGCCCTGACGTGATACTCTAAACCCATCGGGATGGGTAGGGATGTTCTATGTACAATCACATATGTACCTTGGGCATGGAGAACCTATAAAGCAGCGTCTAGGTTTAGCTCATGGTGGGTTTATCTTGAAGAAGAAACTTGTAGAGCTGAAGATTAAGAGGGTGCTATGATACACTTCACGATGCTGTATGGGTACTATGATTGGCACTGGTCAATGATGAGACAGATTAGAATCTATCAACAACCAACAGCTCCGAAAGCACGTGAAGGCTTCCATCCACTGAAGGTGAAGAGGCGTCTATAGAGGAGTTAAGCATGGTTCTAAAAGACTTAATAAGTATCAACAAATAATGCGACTCGTTTTCGATTTAGAAGGTAACGGATTGTTGTATGATATCCACACCATACACTGTATAGTGGCTAAGGACTTGAAGACTAGAGAGGTGTTCAAGTTCAGACCACATCAGATAGAGGAAGGCCTTGCCTTACTTAGTAGTGCCGAGCAGATAGTAGGACACAACATCTGCGGGTTTGATATACCAGCTATCAAGAAGTTGTATCCATCCTTCACTCATAAGAAGCTGAAGGATACTCTCTGTATGTCCAAGCTATTTAATCCCGAGAGATTCGGGGGTCATTCTCTTGAGTCATACGGAGAGCAGTTCAGGAGAAGCAAACCAGTACATGAGGATTGGTCAGTGTTCTCTGAGGATATGTTGTTCAGGTGCTCAGAGGATGTAGAGATAAATGTAATGACCTATGAGTACCTAGTAGAAAGGTACTGTCAATCATGGAACTGGATCAGGTCTCTTGAGATAGAGCAAGACTTCGCTATGTATCGTGCAGCTCAAGAGATCGAGGGTGTCGATATAGATGTTGGGCTGGCTGAAGATCTGATAGTCAGGATGGATACTGAGATCGCTGAGTTGGATAAGCTGCTGTATGAGGTGATGCCTATGAGGGTGATCGGTGTTGGTAACTTGGATATAGGGACTCTACCATTCAAGAAGGATGGAACATATAATGAGGCCACTAAGAAGTGGATAGCTAATGAGGAAATCGTTTCACCTTCTGATGATGTACGGTGATCAGGATTTCACTAGGAATATATACTCAGTAAGCACGGCTAGTTTGTACGATGATGAGTACTCTAGGTGGAGAAAGCTAACGATTAAGAGGAGACTATGATATTCTATATGATACGAGATAAGGTTGAGGGATTAAAGGATGGTGTTTATTTCTTATCAGATATGAATCCTATGTGCAAAAGCGTCTACCCAATCCACTCACTCTCTAATCTAGGTACTAGAACCAGAGGATACTTCAGGGGTGGAGGATACTACATCCATCCAGAGATGCATTGTGTGGCACTAAAACTAAAGAGGGCTATATGAGTGTGTGGTTCTTTATCATAATGTGGAGAGGTAGCCCTGATAGTTCTTCGAGAAGTATAACTACAGGTAGCTGTAAGGACTACTACATCGACCCGTTCATAGGACTAAAGGTTAAGAGGGTGGTGTGAACTTTTGGATTGAGGTGTATGATGAGGACGATTGGTTCATTAATGATGAGGGAGAGTTAGAGGAGGATTACGAAGAGTATGAAGATGGTTGTCCTAATCTTATAGCTTTCTTAAAGGATAACAAGATAGATAAATGTTTACTACATTTTTGGTGGTAATGAATTGAATATACGAGGACCTTATTGTAAGATCAAGTACGAACGAATCAACCTCAATAGTCATGAACAAGTAAAAGCATTCTTACTATCTGTTGGTTGGGTTCCTACTCAGTTCAACTATAACAAGAAGACTAAGGAACCTACATCACCTAAGCTAACTGAGGATTCATTCGACTCTATTCAAGGTAAGACAGGCCAACTAGTAGCTCGAAGGAACGTCCTTGTACATAGAAGGAGAACCATCGAGAACATAAAGGACCCTGAGAATAAGGGTATCCTTTCTAAGGTAAGGAGTGATGGTAGGGTATCTGCTGAAGGGATGCCATGTGCTACACCTACTGGCAGGACTACACATAGTGGTGCTGTCTGTAATGTACCAAAGGCTGACCCTAAAGTAATCTACGGTACTGAGATGCGGTCCCTCTTCAGGGTGTGGGCACCTTATGTAATGATAGGTGCTGACCTCAAGGCTATTGAGGCTAGGGTCACAGCACACTGGGCCTCACTGTTTGATGGTGGTGCCTATTGGGATGTGATAAACTCTGTTCCTGATCTTCATCAGTACAACGCTGACCTCATCCAAAGTACTAGAAACACTGCGAAAAGTTTTCAATATGCGATCTTCTACGGAGCTAGAGCACCTAAGCTTTCGAGAATATTAGGGTGCTCTGAAGAACAAGCTGAGATATATATTGATAACTTTTGGTCTGGTAATCTAGGAGTCAAGATGATTGTAGATTATCTTACTAAATTCTTTAAGAAGAATAAGTATATTGTAGGTCTCGATGGTAGAAGAATTCAAGTACGTCAAGAGTATAAGCTTCTTAATACAGCTATTCAAAGTACAGCTGCACTTATATTCAAGATGTGGTTAATCAATACAAATAGGATGATTGAAAGTTCAGGAATCTACTGCAGACAAATGCTGGAATACCACGATGAGGCTGGTTATAGGTGTCTTCCTGATCATGCAGAAGAAGCATCTCGTATAATTAAACTTGGTGCTAATATGGTTCAAGACCAGTTGAATCTAATTACTCCTATAGATGCTGATGTGAAGATAGGTATGACGTGGGCTGACGTTCACTGATCCATACACTATATAGGTTATAGTTCGTAGGGATAATCTTAAGAGTTATAACCTAAACCTAATGGTGGTGCACTATGGATCAGAACTATTACTCGTATCATGTTACGACTAATGGAGAAGTTTTCAATAAGTTTGGTGGTATTATTAAATCTTATGATAATGGGAGAGGGTATTTAATTGTCAACATTAATACAGATAAGAGAAGGGTATGTAAAGCTATACATAGGCTGGTTGCTGAGGTGTACCTACCAAACCCATATCATCTATCAGATGTAGACCATATAGATGGAAACAAGTTAAACAATAATCTTGATAATCTTAGGTGGTTATCTCATGGAGATAATATAAAACACTCTTATAATTCTGGGAGGAGAAGCGCTAAAGGTTCAATGAATGCAAGATCTTTATTAGTAGAAGATGAGGTTATTGATATAAGATTCTTAATATCTATCGGTTATAGATTAAAGTGTTTAGTATCTTTTGGTTATCCGAAAGGATCAACACTTGGTATCTTATCTGGAAAGAATTGGGGAGATGTACATTGAGGAAGCTATTGTTTATAATAGGATTTACTAATAGGAAAATAATTTGTCATATATCAGATATTGGTAGTCGTCGTTTTCTAAAGTCTAAATCTGGATTACAATCTTATAGGATCCTAAAGGTGAAGGAGTTCATACAATGATACACTATATAAATAATATAGGCTATGCAATTTAAGTACATGTTGTTTGTTGGGGTATATGACAATAGACTTAATAGAAGTATGTATGGTCAACCAATGTCTAAAGATATAGAGGAGTTTGTACACAACAGACCTGAAGTCTATGCGGTGCTGAGGGTGAGGAGGGTGCTGTGAAGATGTTCCTCCTCGTAGTTAATACACTCAGTAGTAGTAGGAGAGAGATCATTACAGTACCATACAATGAGGTTGATCATGCGTATATCTTAAGGAGCCCTAAGATATGGAAGTTGCTAACAATTAAGAGGAAGATATGACAGATCAAGAACGTAAGGACTTATGTGAGACATTCTTCGGAATGGTTGAGGTGGTAGTAGATGAGTTCCTATCACGAGAAAGAAACAGAAGGTACTCTAGCCACCGAGATGATCTCATGGGTATAGGTATGGTGTCCTTACGTAAGGCATCACTGAAGTTTGACCCTGATCGTGGCTTCCAGTTTAATACTTATGCATCTAATGCTATACGCTATGAGATGATATGGTTCTTAAAGAAGATACAGAAACAAGAAGAGATGGAGGTCCCTTTCTGTAATGTTGTTGAGACAGATGATGAGCCTAGAACTGAGGATATCTACGAGGAGGGTGATGATAACGAAGGGATCATAGAGGGACTAGCACCCACAGATACACAGGATAGAATCATTTATTATGGGCTTATTGTCCACAGCGATCCTAAAGCTGAGGTTGCTAAGGCAGCCGGAGTAACGATTAGGAAAACTGGCTATATGAAGAAGCGTATCATCAAGACTATCAGATCAAACATGGGAGTTACAATATGAAGACTACTGGAATCGCAATGTGGAGTTACACCAAACAGCCTGATACTAAGTTCGATCCTTGCTGGAGGGTAACTCTTCTCCTGTCAGATGCTGAGGCTAAGAAGCTGAAGGGTATAGGGCTGAAGGTAAAGCGGAACGATGATGATGTCTATGAGTACAAGTTCAAACGTAACGTAGATAAGAAGAAGGGTAAAGAGGTTATCGGAAAGAACCCACCACCCAGAGTAGTAGATGCAGGGAAGAACACCTTCGATGGTATTATAGGTAATGGGAGTATCGTCAATGTACAGTTTGCTCCTTATGCCTGGGAGTATAAAGGTAAGAAGGGGTTGAGTGCTGACCTTCAGGCTATCCAGATCGTAGACTTAGTAGCTTATGCAGGTGGTACTGGTGGTGATCCGAATGCTGATGAGTTCGATGTAGTTGATGGAACTGATGAGTTCTCTGATGAGACAGAGACTGAAGATAACGACGACGATAACGGAGAGTTTTGATGACTGAGAAAATCAGAGAGGGTTCATCTACGTTCGATTGGTGGGTTAAGTATGACGATTCAGGGGAGGCGACTACTATCTCTAAGGATGATCTAGTTGGATATCAAAGCGATTACGTTCGATGTTGGAACCTGATAACTGATAGGGGCTGGAAGAAGGAAGGTGCTAAGTGGGCATCTCCTGATGGTAGATACAAATATAACAATGTCTATGAGGCCTATAGGGCACAGATGCACTGGGAGGAGATTAGGAAATGACAGGCTTCGTACTGTTATGGTGGGTAGTGGGTATGGGTCTGGTGGTTCGTGACTTGCTAAGAGATCAGTTCAAGATAGAGGCTAGTGATCTTATACCTATAGCTTTCCTAGGATTTGCAGGTCCTCTTATGTTCCTAATGAGCCTGATACCAAAAAGAAATGAGTGATGCTATAGCTAACATAGACGGGGATATAGTTTGCTACGCTGTTAGTTCTGCATGCGACGGCAAGCGATATCGTTATAAAGGTCAGGTCTTTGACAGCAAGGTACAGCTTAATAAGATCCTAAAGGCTGATGGTGTGGATGATTCAGCTATAGAAACCTTTTACGAACCTGAACCCTGGGATAAGGTAGCTAAGTCTACTATGTCTTACATAGAGAATATCATCGAGAAGGTTGGTATAGACTATAAGGTACACCTTACAGGCAAGAGCAACTTCAGGTATCAAGTAGCAACAATTCAACCATATAAAGGTAATCGTGTTTCAATTCAAAAGCCCGTTCACTTGGATGCTATTAGGCAGTTTCTTGTGGATAACTATGATGCTTCTGTGTCAGTGGGGATGGAGGCTGACGATACAATAGGCCTAGACCATAGGCCAGGAGTAGATATAGTTGCCACACTAGATAAGGATCTCAACTGTATACCGGGTAGTCATTACAACTGGATGGAAGATAGGTTGTATGAGGTATCAGAACAAGAAGCTGATGCAGCTTTCTATCGTCAAGTAATCACAGGTGATACAACAGATAACATCTTAGGGCTGTATGGTCTGGGTGCTAAGGCTAAGGTACTAGACTATATAAACATATGTGATACTGAAGAAGAGATGTTCAATCTTGTAGCTAAGGAGTATCAATGTAGGTTTGGTTCTTACTGGAAACAATTCATGTTAGAAAACTGTAAGCTGCTGTGGATCTTACAGAAACGTCAACCCCCTTACGAGGCTAAGTTTGTCGAGAACATATAGAAAGAAAAGAGCATATTGTAGTAAGGAAGATATCGAGGTTAGAAAGAGTTCTATATATAAGTCAACACTGGAGAATAAGGTAGCTAAGGACTACCTTCAGAGTTGTATATATGAACCTAAAGGATCTCAAGTATCTTATACAGTTCCTCACGTATACAACCCAGACTTTGTTCACCCTAATCAGCCTGATATATTACTAGAGGTAAAGGGTTATATGATTAAGGGGTCAGCAGATTGTCAAAAGTATCTAGCAATTATAAGAGACAACCCCGATAAGGAGTTAGTATTCATCTTCAGTGATCCATCAAAACGTGCATATGCTGGCTGTAGGATAAGAAAAGATGGATCCTATCTGAGCTTAGGCGAGTGGTGCTTCAAGAATAAGATTCTATTCTTTAAGGTAGAAGAGATACCAAGCGCTATAAGTAATGGAGAGTGGAGTCTAGAAGATGTGAGGGAATATAAGAGGGGTCTGTATGAAACGGTTTGAGAACAATGCAGTTCTTTGTCTTGGAGATACACATGCACCATATCATCATAAAGATACTCTCGACTTCTTAAGTGATGTCTCGAAGTACTATAAGCCTGATAGGGTGGTCCATATGGGTGATGTACTTGATATCTATTCCGTTAGTTCTTATCCTAAATCTATTGAGCATAAAGATACTTGGACTGATGAGCTTAAGAAGGGGAGAAAGTTTGTACAGGATCTAGCTAAGATCTTTCCATCCTTAGATATCCTATCTTCTAACCATGACGATAGGGCATACAAAGCATCTCGTATATCTGGTGTACCCAGAGAGTTCCTTCTTCCATACATGGATGTTATAGGTGCTCCTGAAACTTGGAAGCTTAAGAAGGAGTTACGTATCACTGTAGATTCTGATAGGAGTAACTGGTTACTAGCTCACACTCTTAGTGGTGGTGCGGCTAGTGCAGCTAAGACTCTCAATCGTTCTGTAGTATTAGGTCACTCACATACCAAGTTTGGCGCTACTGCATTTAACAATGGGAGTAAGGTGCTGTGGGGTGTAGATGCTGGATGTCTCATCTCAGATAAGGGTAGTCCGTTTAGGTACAACAAAACTCAGTTAGGTAGACCTATAAGGGGTGCTACTATTATTGTGAATGGTATTCCTATTATGATCCCTATGGGTAACTGATGCTCACTAAAGAACAGATAGCATGGGCACATCTTTATGATAACTTCTTCGAAGTAGGTGGTTGTATCTACAAGAAGGACCACAAGTACGAACCCAATGAGGGGGAGATGAACGCCATTCAGTACCTGTGTGATGAGTTCGACTTTACATTCTACCCTGGGAGGATCTGATTGAACCCTAAGTTCTGGATCATAATTGAAATGAGTACTGGTGACTCTTTCGTGGAAGAGTTTGAGACTAAAGAATCGTTGAATGACTTCCTTGTTACCTTCCCTGAGGCTGATAAGATTAGATCCCTTGAGGTTATCTCAGGGTTTAGTATCACCAAGCGGTCTAGGTCTGATGGGAAGTAAGGCTTTCAATGGGTGTCTATCATTCCTTATAGGAGATATAACTAAGAGAGACGACTACTACTTGTTAAACAATTGTGGTAACTCTTACGATATATTTAGTAAGCAAGAGTTAGAAAAGAACTTAACACAGATGACAGAGTCTATCACTGACAAGGATAAATTTGTTCAGTGGTGGGACTGCCATATCCTATAGGAACTATATGAGCCGTAACATTATAAGATATGCTGTAGGTGAGGATCTGGCAAATGGTTGGATATATAATTATAAAGATCTTAAAGATATCCAAAGGAAGGTTGAAGAGAAGTCATATGATATAGATCTTAATACTCTTGAAGCTGTCTTAGAAATCATACACACTGGAGAAAGATTTGAAGATTAAGATACTTGAGGAAGCAGGTTTCAATTGTGCAATGCATGGGTTGGCTAAGTCCTTTGATCGTAAGCCAGAGGATATGCCTAAGGTTGCATTAGGTTTAGCTAATAAAGATAAGGGACATAATAAGTTCCTTGAGAGTATGGTAGTCTGGATGGATATAGATGCACCTCGTTACTGGTGGCAGGAGTTTGATACCTATAGGGTTGGAATGACTAAGCAGTCAGAGGCTACTCTTCATACACTAAAGAATCGTCCACTTCTTCAGGAAGACTTCGAGGATAATATCCTTCCGAGTTACCTCAACTATCTCAACAGTTGTATTGATGGTAATGCTCCTATAGACTTCATAAAGAATGCTTTGCCTGAAGGGTTCCTTCAATGTCGTACAGTCTGTACCAACTATAAGGTGATCAGGAACATTATGGTTCAGAGAGCTAACCATAAGCTGAAGGAGTGGCACTGCTTCTGTGATGCTATGACAAACCTTAAACACTTTGAGTATCTTGGATTGAAATGAGCTTCTCTAACGTATCAGGTAACTGTGCTGTATGTGAACACGAACTCACCATGCAGTTAGATCAAGGTTATGGAGAGTATTACTGTGGTGGTAGGATGGATCCTATGGTAGCACTAATGTCTCATGGTGCTATAGTGGTATGTCCACAGTGTAAGGTAAGTAATGTATTCAAGACAGATTTCTTAGGAGATCTTTACCTGGAGGTGTATGATGTGCATTAAGGTTATGAAGTTAACTGAAGACGCTACCATCCCAACTAAAGGATCTATATGGGCTGGTGCCTATGATCTCTATAGCACCGAGGATGTTCTATTAGTCCCAGGAATGAGCGAGGTTATAGGTACAGGCATCGCATTAGAGATTGACAAGGGGTGGTTAGGACTACTCTCCCATCGTTCGTCTTTGGCCTTTAAGATGGATTCTGTGGCATCTCTCGGGCTAATAGATTCGGATTTTAGGGGGGAGGTTAAGGTTAAGGTATTTAATCTCGGGATGAGTGGAGTGCATATTAAGAAGGGTGATAGGTTCGCACAGATAACATTCGTTCCTCACTACACAGGAGATCTTCTTGAAACAGATAAACTCTCAGAAACTATTAGGGGTGCTGGAGGTTTCGGCAGCACAGGGAAGTGAGATTATTCTGTACCTCATTTGATTGCCTAGTACGAACTTGTTCATTCCATAGGTGTCATCTATCCAGAAGGGCCAGGGTATTTGACTGGACTGATAGGAAGGATATCTGTGGGATGTACAAGAGTCGTAACAATTGGAGAACATTTTATACACCACCAGAAAGGGATGAAATCTTCCTAAGGATATGTGATTGTTGCATAGACTTTAGTGGGTATGATGAAACTTCTAGTACCTGTAGAGGGTGCTTAGATATATATTCTGTTACTGGAGAAACAAATGAAGAAGAAGACTGTGATTAGAAAGTTGACTGCAGTAGCTAACACTATTACTGCTGAGATTTCTAACCTTGACGAGTTGCTTGAAGAGGTAGAGGAAATGATGGAACTGCTTGATGCTGAAGATGATGAAGATATGGAGGAGCACTATTAATGCCTACCTATTCCTATACCTGTAAAGATTGTAACCATGAATGGGAAGAGCTACTTCCTGTAGCACATAGAGATAATCCTACAGACATGCCATGCCCTGAGTGTTCTAGCTTTCACATCTCTAGGGGTGTGGGGTGTGCTGGCTTCCAGCTTAAGGGGTTCTGTTGGAGTAAGGATAACTACTCACGCACACTAGGAGACGATCCTCGTGGTGTACATGCACATGTAATAGACGAGAACAATGCCATCAAGTGATTGGACATATCATAGGTATGTAACAACAGATACATCTTCTTCATCATCAACAACTAGTACAGTCTATGGTGAGAGGATGTATAGGGAAGCTGTTGAGAGAATGAGAGAGCGCTATGTAGACCCTGAGTGGGCACGTCAGGTAGTGGATCCTCCAGAGGTAAACATAGTTGAAGAACCTATGGAGTTTCATGTACCTCCAGAGTTCCTACGTGTTAGGGCTGTTCGAGTACCAGTACAAGAGGATAGGTACTATAAGGGTAGTCACCCATTCAAACTCTTAGCCATGAAGGAGAAGGAGATCAGTGAAGATAGATAGAGTACTAACACCCGCTGAGTGGAAACGTGTGATGAACAATAAGCCTTATCAAGATGCTAGTGATCCTATCTATACTACTTGGTATGGAGATAAACCTTCTGAAGGAATTGATGGCCCTCCAGGTGGTAGCACCCCGTCTCAGTATGGGTTACCTAAAGGTGCTATAGACCTACAGGATCTGATAGAGTATAGAGAGATGAACTTTGCACTGGGTAATATTTTCAAGGCTTGCTACAGGATGGGTTCATGTAAGCACTCTGATAAGGTACGTGAGTTGAATAAAATTATCTGGTTCGCTAATCGAGAACTGGAGAGGGAGCAGCTAGGATAGTGGATGTTACATTACCTCAGGTGATAGTTGTTATTATAATAGCCCCTATCATGTGGTGGTTCTTTATAGAGAGGAGAGTTGTTTGAACGGAAAATATAGTATATCAGATAGGTGTGGAGATACGGTACACGACTGGACTATACTCAATACTGAGAGGTTGGTAGGGGATAGGTGCTATCAGTTGTGGGAGGTTGAGTGTAAATGTGGTTTCAAAAGATTCATACAACCGTCTACACTGTTTGGTAAGAACTCACCAAAGTCTTGTCGGAAGTGTAATGGAGGTAGCAAGCGGGGGAACAATAGCCCACATTGGAAGGGTGTTGAAGAGGTTCCTTATTCTGTTCTGTCTAAGATACGAAATACATTAAACCGTAGTAGAGTATTAGAGTGCTCTATATCTATTGACGATTTAGAGAGTCAGTGGGTCAAGCAAGGTGGGAGATGTGCATTGAGTGGGATACCTTTATGCTTCTCTGAAGTGCAGTATACAAATCCTTCTAAAGAAAGGGGAAACGCTTCAGTTGACAGAATAGACTCTAGTGTTGGATATGTCTCAGATAATATTCAGTTTGTTGATAAGCGTATAAACATAATGAAACAGGATATGGACCAGAAGGAGTTTATAGATTTGTGTAAGAAGATCTCGGAGTATGATAATGAATGACTATATGCGCTACATCCACATCAGTAAGTACGCTAGGTTTAGAGATAAGCTTAAGCGTAGGGAAACATGGGGAGAAACGGTTGATAGGTATGTAGAGTTCTTCCTGGAAACTGGTGTCATCACAGATGAAGAGGCCACCACCATAGGTGACTCTATCTTCAATATGCAAGTGATGCCTAGTATGAGGGCCATGATGACTGCAGGCAGAGCCTTGAAGAGGGACAACCTTGCAGGGTATAACTGTGCTGGTATCTCAGTCGATAGCCCTAGAGTATTCGATGAGATCTTCTACATCTTGATGAACGGTAGTGGTGTAGGGTTCTCTGTTGAGAGACAGTTCATTAATCAGATGCCTACTGTAGCTGAGAGCATGCATAGCACAGATACCACCATCTTAGTTCAGGATAGTAAGGAAGGTTGGAGCAAGGCATTGAAGGAACTGATAGCCCTGCTATACAGTGGAGACGTACCTAAGTGGGACCTCTCACTAGTAAGACCTGCAGGTGCTAGACTTAAAACATTCGGAGGTAGAAGTAGTGGCCCTGAACCCTTGGATCTACTCTTTAGGAAAGTGGTTGCGCTTTTCAATAGGGCTATTGGTAGGGAGCTTAATAGTCTGGAGTGTCACGATCTTATATGCCAAATTGCTGATACTGTTATCGTCGGAGGCGTTAGGAGGTCTGCTTGTATCTCTATGTCTAATCTTACTGATGACCGCATGCGGCGCTGTAAGACTGGGGAGTTCTACCTGACAGATCCTCAGAGATTCTTAGCTAACAACTCAGTGATGTACACTGAGAAGCCTGACCTTGATTCATTCCTTGGTGAGTTCAGGAGTATGTACAAAAGTAGGGCTGGTGAACGTGGTATGGTTAACCAGAAGGCTTTACTTGAGAAGGCTGTAGGTTGTGGTCGTGATCCTGAGATGCACTACATACTGAACCCTTGTGGTGAGGCTATCCTCCGTAGCACTGGAGGGTTGTGTAACTTAACTGAAGTAGTTATCAGGCCTGAAGATACAGTAGAGTCTCTTGTAGAGAAGGTTAGGATTGCTACCATTATCGGTACACTACAGTCAACACTGACAGACTTCAGATACTTACGTAAGGTTTGGAAGAAGAATGCAGAAGAGGAACGTCTGCTTGGTGTAAGCTTCACAGGTGTTATGGACAACCCGATGATGTGTTGTTCTACACCATACGCTAGTGCAGTCTTAGTGAATACCCCCACAGGGGATAGGTACTTCTTCTCACTATCTGACGTACTCGTATACTTAAAGGAGGTAGCTCGATCTACTAATGACGAATGGGCTGAAAGACTTGGCGTTAATCCTTCTAAGCAACTTACTCTTATTAAGCCTAGTGGTACTGTATCTCAGCTGGTCGACTCCAGTAGTGGGATGCACCCAAGGTACAGCAAGTTCTTTATCCGTAAAGTTACACAAGATAATAAAGACCCTCTTACTCAGATGCTCATTGACCAGGGCGTCCCGCATCAAGTGAAGGGCGATAAGACTTACTTTGCATTTCCTATCAAGGCACCTGAAGGTTCTGTTACTCAGGATCAGATGGGACCTATAGAGCAGCTAGAGTTATGGAAGATCTACAGGGACTACTGGTGTGACGGTAACCCTAGTCAGACTATCTACTACACTGACCAAGACTTTACAGAGGTACAGGCATGGGTCTGGAGGAATTGGGATTGTATTGGTGGACTATCATTCTTCCCAGTAGATGACTCAGTGTATGATATCAACCCTTATACCCCCTGTGATGAGGGTACGTGGGAGTTGCTATCAGCTCAGTTCCCTGTGATTAACTGGGAGAAGCTAAAGGATTATGAGAAGGAAGATAATACAATATCCTCACAAGAATATGCTTGTGCAGGTGGAAAGTGCGACTTGTAAAGCCTATTAACAAAGGATAGTTATTCATGAGTCAAGAGTTTAAGAGAAGTGTTGTACTGTATTCAGATGATTGCATAAAGCTTCACGGTTGGAATACAGACTGTGGAGATCCTATCCTTGTAATACCTCCTCATGCGGGGAGGCATGGTTGTATTACTCAAAGGCTGATAGATGGTATAGCATCTTGTAGCAGAGCTGTGTATACTATGGAGTTACTGCCGGCCACCTCTAAGACCTGTAAGCTGGATGTACTAGGTCTTGTAGGTAAGATGAAGATCTGTGTAGATACAATAGGTAACAGCCCTTTAGACATCGTAGGAGTCTGTCAGGGTGGTTGGCTCTCAGCTATATTCATCTCTCTGTATCCAGAGACAGCTAAGAGCTTCTCGATGTTTGCATCTCCTATTAACACCAAGACAGGTGAGGATAACTCTATAGAGGACTATTGCTCTAAGGGTTCCTTAGATTACCACAAGGGTGTAGTTGCCCTCAATGGTGGTATCCAACTAGGTTCATTGCAGTGGTTAGCGTTTGCTATCTCTAACCCTATGCCTACCTTCTTCACTAGGTACTACAACCTCTATGTTCACTTCCTTAGATGTGACTCAAATAGTATAGATAAGTGGATTGCTGAGAACAACTGGTATGACAGCCCTATAGACCTGCATGGTGGATGGTTTATAGAGGCCCTAGATAATCATTTCTTTAACAACAGGTTGTACGATGGTACTTGGGTTCTCTCAGATGGTAGAGTTCCTAAGTTAGAGAACATCACATGTCCCCTTCATATCTATACGGGGGAGGATGATCAGATTACCCATCCAACACAGGCTTTAGATATTATCAATAAGGTTTCCTCGAAGGTGATAACCACTAAGAACTTTGAGAAGGCTGGACACACTGCAGTATTTACTCGTGGAAGTTGTATAGATTATTTCTTAAAGAAAGTAATAACTATATAGACTATAGTACTAACCTTTCGTATTTATCAATATCAATTAAGGAGAAATGATGGCAGGTATTAGAGACATTATTGAAGCAGGTAAGCAGTCTAAGGCAGCAACCACTAGCCCTGAAGCTATGCGAGGTACGATGGTTACTAAGGCAGCTGAGAGGGTGAAGGGAGCTAGGTCTAAAGCTAAAAGGTCTTCTATAGCTAATACAGTGAGGGCAGCTAAGCCAGCTACCCCCCCTAAGATGGGCGCTATAGGTGCTATGGCTGCTGCAGGTAAGGCTAATACTGGTGGTAACTCTACAGCAGCTAGAGAGGCTAGGAGAGCACAGGTAGGTGGTAATACTATAGGTGCTCAAGTATCTGAAGCAGCTAAGATGATGAAGGTAAAGAGGACTAGGAAGAAACGAACGATGTAATACAAACAAAAAGGGCCTATAGGATTCATTTCCTATAGGCCCTCTGTCGTTCTAGCTATCCGTTATGCGTTAATAACACAAGCCTCTGATCTCCAAGCCTCACCAGTGGGCATTAACAGAGATACATAATAAGAACCTGCAGCACCTGTAAGGGTCATGTTGAGTTCTCCAGATCCATCAGCAACCCAGAAGAAGATAGACCCGGTTACAAGGGTATTGATAGTGCCCTTACTCAGCGTAGCTACTGACGTAATTGCAGTCCCTAGCGTGTTGATAGAGGTAGAGATGTACCCAAGACCACTCAAGATTGTACCAGACTCAATAGCCTCGCTGACATTAGCAAGCGTAAAGGTTGCTGCACAAGTACCAGATGCTGGTACAGTAGCAGTAGTGAAGTGAGTAGGAACTCCATCAAGTGTGTTGATCTCAGCAGCGATAGCTGTAACACCATCGAGGATATTCAGCTCAGCAGCAGATGCCGTAACGCCAGCTACTGTGAGTGGTGCGTACAGCTCAGTGAAGTTTGCATTAAGCTGGTCACGCTCGTCACTGTTAATAGATACGCCTTTGATTTCTTGCCTTGCCATTTAATCAATCTCCTTGAAATTTAGATGATTCTGTTGAAGAACCTATTGTGTCTATCTGATAATGAATGTCAAACTCTTTCACTAGTACATCACCTGTTACTACGTTATCTTCCCTATAGAGTTTTATATCTAGCATAGAAGACATTCCAGTAACTGGACATACTATATTTGGAAACTTAGCTAACTGATGTATACTACCTGATGTGTAAGTGTACACTAAAGTGCTGGTAGCTATTGTAGTGAATGCACCTATTGCACTTTCACCCATATCATACCACCTATAGCTCATCTTAAACACAGGTACTGTAGCTGCTGACTGAATAAAGTGTACATGAGGAACTATATCAGTACCTATACTGTATGCATGAGGCATCTGTACATTAATATATGTTATCTCAGTGGCATCATTCTGTGGGAACAGAAGACCTACATTCGTATAGTCGAAGTCAGGTTTACTAGTAGCCCCTAGCTTCGTAGTAGTAGCAGGAAACCTAAGATCTTCCCATACAAGTTCTTGTAAAACTATTGTACAATTAGTTCCGCAATTGATTGTAAGATTACCTGTTGATTGTATCTCCCCCACTACGAGTGGTTGTACTCCAAGATCTACAGGACCTGTAGCTCCAGTATAAGGAACCTTATCACTATAGATCTCAGTAAAGTTTTCATTGAGCTGATCCCTAACATCACTAGTAATGCTAGTACTCTTTATCTCCTGCTTAGCCACTCATATCACCTCCCACCCTGAATAGTTCAGACAACTCTCTAGCTCTATTAGGAACCTGCCTAGCCCACAAACTGTTAAGCATCTGCTTAGATGCCTCCTCGTACTTACCCTCCCCCATAAGTCTCAAGGTGGTCCTGAACTTATACAGACCATCAACCCCTAGATTGTAAGCCATGTTTATTAAGACTTCCTGCCTTACAGGCGATAGATCATCCCAGAAGTATAAGGATCTACTCAACCTTTCCTGTATCTTCTTCACTCTCATATCAAGTAAGTATGCAGCTTCCTCTTCTGTGATACCAGCCTCTAGATTCAGTCCGTATCCTATAGTCCATACTCCGACAGAATCCTTATACATCTTCTCTCTGAATCCTTCATGCCTCTTTAGCATCTCATGCACAGTATCACCTACTATTACTTCTGGAAGACTCCAGCCTTATTAAAGAGTGCTACAACCTTAGCAATGACTACCTCAATAGATGGCCACATAGAACTTACATTCTCATAAGCAGTCTCCATGATATCCCTAATCAACTGCAACTTATCTTTACCCATACCACTAACAGGGAGTGCCTCTTCGATAGCCTTCATAGCGGTGAAGAGTGCGGGTAACATCTTGAGTAACATCAGTAACTTTTCCATTATTTAACTCCAGCATCTTTAGTTGTAGCTACTGATAAGACAGAGTTACCAAGGAAGAGGAGGGTTGCTATTGCAGCTCCACCTTCTACGATCTGTTCATCAGTAAACGGAAGATCCACTCCTAGGAACTTTAAGATACCTACAGTGAACGTTAATACGACAACGCATATGCTGGTAAGGGCCTGCCTGTTCGCCCACGTAGAGGCGTTCTTAAGCTCTTTACCAGCACGTACTGCTTTCCATAGGTCAACTACTATCATTTCTTCTTCCTCTTCTTTAGTAGTGACTTAATAATCTTCAGCACCTTAAGGATATTGATCTTAATACCTACGATCTTATCCTTAGGGTGAGGACTATACTCGTTCATTAGTCGTTAGTAACAGTTATAGTTTCATCTGAGACCTCGGTAGCGGGGTCAAGAGCTGGCTCTCCAGTAGTGTTGACAGGTGCTACAGGGTCTGAACTAAAGCCACCACTCGTAGTAGCTGTACCCTCTTCTCCAGTGTTGCTTACATCAGTGTTAGTCTCTGTGTTGCTTCTAGTATTCGAGATGGTTGAGTCACCACCCTCGGTATTAACTGTACTGGTAGACCCTGCATTCTTTCCTATAGAGTCTACGATCTCTGTAGCACCCCATACACCAAGACCGATCTTAGCTACACCACCTGCTACACCCATACCACTTCTAAGAGACTCATTCTTCTGTGCGACCTCTTCCTTCATAACATCAAACAGGTTGCTGCCTTCCCCGCAAGGGTTAGCTGACTTACCTGTAGCCATTCCTACAAGGATAGCTGTCTGCTGCTGTACCTTAACCATCATACAGTCTCTAGAATCCATACCAGTGCAGTCTACCTTCTGTGACTCAGCATAAGCCTTCATGCATTCAGCACGACCAGTCTCTTGAGCAGCTGCCAACTGACCCATCTCAGGGCCTACATCATAAGTAGCTCCACAACCAGTAAGCATGAAGAGGGCTACCAACATCCATAAGAATCTCATATTATCACCTACATGAAATGTTTACATACTGGGAACTGTTCCCGTATCTAGCGTGGATATAAGGTCCACCATGACTTCCCTTCTTCCAGACGAAACCCTTGTTACTCCTATTAGCTTTCTGAGCTACAACATAGTAAGTACCTCCGCCCGAGAAGACCACCTTGCACACCTTACCATACTTAGACATAGGTCCTGGGATTCTCCAAGCCTGTCTCCCACCATTACGAGTACCGTATGTCTTGAAGGAACCTTTACCGCTATAGGTGTAGGAACCATACTCATCACTCATACCTTCATCTACAGATACTGCACTCCCATCTACAATACCATCAGCCTCATAGTCTGACTCTACTGCAGGTTCATTCAGGATCTTATCATCATCATCCTGCTCCATAGGGTTATATACCTGATTAGTATCTGAGACACTTGCATGAGGTTTATCCCCATTAGAGCAACCAAACATAGACACTAAGAACACTAGTGCTAGTACTTTAAGTAGTTTCATTTTGATATAATGTTATTAATCTTAGGTTTCGGACCCCAGTCATTCAGCACATAGGGTTCAGATTGTGGTGACTCTGTTCCATCAGAAAACAAAGCTGATAGTGTAAATGATGTGAACCTCTTTATCAAAACAACAGAGCATGCTCCTGTTCTGATAGTAGGTATACTCCACTCACATGCTGGTAGAGTTTCCTGATAAAGCTTGAACCCTGATACAGTTAGGTCTGTTGGTACTTCATACCACCAATCTACTGTTATGTTTCTTTGCCACCCAGGTGCAGCTGAAGCAGCTACAGGGATTAGGAGACATGTAAGTAATGCTAGAACTTTAAGAATCTTCAAGTGAACACCTCATTATATTAGGGACTTCTGTACCTGTTTCAGCATCTGTAGTGGGCTGCCAGACTATAGGCCAGTCAGCAATCACATTCGCCAGAGTTGCACCAAGATACTCTCCAACCAAGGACTTCTTCTTATCTTTGGCAATCTCTGGCTTCTCCTTTCCTTCTGCAATCTCTGCCTCGATCTCTGCCTTGATCTTCTCCTTCAGTACCGACAGGTTTGGCAGCTTATCAGCCATCAGGTCAAGGTAGACCTGGTTGGCTGCAAGTGCTGCCTCTGCTTCAAGGTTTAGATCAAAGGACTCTGCATGATCTACATCATCTATTGCAGGGTCGTTAGCCAAGAACATGATGAATGTTATAGCCTTGACTGTGCTGTCAGCAGCTACATATGTCCCACAGGGGAATGAGTTCTCCCAAGTCTTCCCGTAGAGTTTCCTTTGAGTAGCTGGATCAGTGACATAGTATCCTGTGAGGTGCTGTCCTCTATCTAGTTTCATATCTCATACCCCACAACCTTCAATATCTCCGCATCAGAACATGACTTGCCCCAAAATTGCACCTGCCGGAAGCCTATAGGCACAGTGAGTCCATAGCCGAAGCGGAGGTGCGTCAAGGGGTTCATGCTGCCATCGTAGGCTGCCCATGTACCCCAGACGATGTTTGCATCTATGGCAACCATTGCCGAACTGTAGCGACGACAGCCTGCCCTGAAGTGAGTTTTGGCTACGTTGGTTTGGACCACTCGGAGGTGGATTTCTCCTCTGGACCATGTTGCAACTAATTGCGGAGTTGAAGAGCCATCGAATGTGCCAACTATTTTATAACTGCCCCCGATATTCTGTGCATAAAGCCCACCAGCGCTATGATTTGCGTAAACAATTGGCACCGCTACCCCCACTCCAAGCTCTGTATTTGCTACACCCATCCACGTAAGGGCGCACATAGTAAACGCCGCGCCAGCACTGAGCGCAGCAGTCATCGCCGCATTCAGCGGGATAGCCATGCCATTCCCGCCCGAGGTCGCTGCGGTTGATACAACCGACACAGAACCTGTCGTACTCCTGACATACGGCAGAGAATATGCACCGAGGACAAGTTGAGGTTGCCATACCGAGACAGTGCCGGTTGCTACAGCAGATGCACCAAGACCAAACCTGAATATGGCCGTATCGCCAACCGCGCCAGCCGTGACCTTTACGGACAATTTGAACGTGCCAGCAGCAGGAACGGCAGTCTCGTCAGCAATGACAACTCCATCCTTCATTACAACGATGGTTCCGCCAGTCAGCGAACAATACTCAAGGTCGGCATACCGCAGCACTCCGTCAGTCGTGACCATCACATCGAAGGTATAGACCGCCAAAGCTGCGACTGCTTGCGATAGACTGAGATATCCCCTTGATGCTGTACCGCTGAAGGTCAGTTTATTCTCACCCTCAATATCCGTTACAGCCATCGTCGGGGAATCAACAACTGTATATGTCCAGCCTGTCGGAGTCGTACCCGGAGAGCCTGCAACCGCTCCAGCAAATACTGAGTTGTTGCCAAGTTTTGTGAAGGCAGGATGAACCATCACTCCCTTATTGGGAGTGTTGTATGGGAATGCTACCAAGTTGCCATTCTCGTCCGGGACGGTGCCTGCTGCTGAGGTTACTATCTGGGGGCCTACGGCTGACCTTGTAGGTGTCCTAGCATTCCACATAGATATAAGACCTGAAGGAGTCATAGAACCTTTGTTACTACTATCAACACCGTATATATTAGGGAACACCTTACCAGATGTCTTACCATATATCTTACTCATCCCGCCCTCTAGCTACCTTTACATATACACCAGCATTATTAGCTACACCAACCAACCTAAAGTATACACCAATAGCTGACATGAATATAGTCTGAAAAGTGTTAGCACTAAAAGATCCGTCAGGAAAATCAGTCCATGCAGGTGCTGGTAGGGCTGCAGTCTTATTAAGAAGATACTGTAACTTAACAACCCCTGAGGTTAATCCCTGAATAACAAGATCACAATATCCAGTCACATGAATTTCGGGAGATGTACCACCAACACCAAGAACAACGTCCATATACGTATAGTTCATTTAGTTTCCTATTATAAGAGTTACAACAATTGGGATTATAAAGGTTGCTATAGCTATAGCACCTAAAGCCTTATTCATAAATGCCTTCTGATTAGCTATCTCTAAATCTTGAGCTGCCTCCTTGATATCCTGTTTCTCCATTATTGTATCTATTCTTTGATTCATCCTATGTAACTCGTTAAGGTTTTCAGTCAACTTGATTATTGAGTTCTCTAAAACCTGTTGACTTCTCATAAGCTCTAGGTTCATAGATTTGATTTCTTTTACAGTCTCAACCATAAACAGGTGAGCTTCACAATCTTTAGATGTACAATCGGACATTAGGTAATTTCCTTTCAATTACAAATAATTTATCTCCGTATAGCACCTATTAGCCCTACAGGGTTAATAGCTCTATAGGTGCTAATAGTTCTTATATAAGATGTATATAAGAATAAAAATAATGGACTGTAGGTCTATAAGTCCTATAGGTACTAGTATCACCTATCAGCATCTGATAGTTCTTCTAATACCTATAGGTCTATATAGTGTTACTTCTTCTGATCCTTCTTTTTATTTCTCATCTTCTTAATAGAAGAGTAAGTGATCAGGGTTTCTCCTGCACCTCTAGCCCACTGATTGTACTTCAGCATTCTACTTCTTACATCACTGATAGAATCCCCAGATTTAATATCCTTGGAGATACCCTCTTTCATATTAGTATAGTTCACTTTGTCTGCATCTTCACTAGTCCATGCATACACTATACCACCCCAAGGTACACTCTTGAGGAACTTCATAGTTGCCTCAGTATCTGGATCCATATCCAAGAGGTTAGTAAGATCCTTAAGGGCATCATCACCAGCTCTTGTGGGTGGAAGAATAGTATCAGTAAGCATCTGCTTAATAATACCCTTCTTACTACCCTGCTCCAACATATAAGAGTTCATGAAGAAAGCTTTGAGTATGTTGTTATGAACGTTATCACTGAACTCTACATCCCTATTCATGATAAGATCTTTCAACTCATCTGCTCCAGCACCTGCAAGGGTCATCAAGATGAGGAGAGACATAGCGTCTTTAATAGCTGCTGCCTTCTCCGTCTTATTCTTAGCAGTACTCATACCATAGAACAGCTTACGAGCATAGACGTTTATCATCTTAATATTGTAACTCTTCAGTGCATAGAATAACCTTCCGTTACCTGCTGTAAGATAACCAACAGGCATCTCTGACAGTGACACTGGCTGGAACTCAGAGAGAGCATTGAAAGCGAAGAACCTAGTCCTATCAGAATTCTTTCCTTCCTTCAACTCCTCATAAGTTTGTTTAGTATCTCCAGCTAGAGTACTACCCCACTGTTTGTCGAACTGCTCAAAGGTTTGGGACTTAGCTTTCTTCATTGCTGCATTCATGAATGTGTTCTTAGCTTTCAGATCCATATACTTCAAACCTGAGAAGTGAAGAACCTTATCAAGTACAGCTGCACTACTACTGGACTGGAACTCTCTCAGGCTATGAGATAGATCAAGATCTTTAGTAGTGATTATCTGATCACCGAACATACTGCTTACTGTATTCATCAGACCATTGGTATGTACTGACATTGCAAAGTCTGACAACTGAGTTATAGCAGATGTGGGATTACCAAGTGCTGTCATGAGGGATACGTTCCTCAAGGTCTGCCAAGCACCGCTCATACCTCTTTGGGTGAGACGCGCACGTATGAGTGCGATGATCTCCATCTGTTGATTCTCAGTGTACCTGAAGGCATTCTTGGGATCCTTCTGATATTCTGCGTTTACTCTAGACAGCAGGTCAGCTATACCCTCGTTCCATGCACCTTCCTTTCCATCCTTATCATTGTATACATCAAGGTCTTTCTCGATAGCTACAATCCTGCCTATGATAGCCTTCCTCTTACCAGCAGAAAGCTTATCAGCTTCCAGCTCCTTCATCATCTCATCTCGTTTCTGAGCTAAGCCTTTACGCCTAGTATCACCGAACATGTTCCGAGCTTCGATAGCCTCGTTGTTTTCATAGATGTGACTGAGTAAGCTGTCAATAGGGTTCTCGTAGAAGTGTGCCCATTCAGATGACACCCTTTCGATTCTCCTCTTCTTACTAGACCCTGGCTTCAGTAATGCAAGTGCAGGGTATCTGCCAGTGTGGAGAAGTTTCTCTATCGCTGAGATTCTATCAGCTTCATCTAGTCCAGCTTCAGAGAGTTCCTGATCTATTACACCATAGTTTGGGTCTTTCTTCATAGCCTGAAGCAACCCCATACGATCCTTAATAGTTCTAGGAAAGTAACCCTCTATCTCACTATAGTCACCTATAGACACCATCTTCTTACGCTTCTGGATATCTTTGAGTATCTCAACTATCTTCTCATACTCAGATACCATATTGTTTCTCTTAAGGATCTCGAACCTCTTCTCTATGTCCTGAGGGAAGTTGTTAAGCAATACAAGCCCCAACATTCTCTTATCCTTATCACTCAACTTCTTAAACTTCTTAACGAAAGGATCAGCCATTCTCTGATACTTTACATTGTAGTTAATGATTGCCATCTCGAACTTACGTACATAGTTGAGAAGACGAGGGTCTATCCTTCGAAGATGCTCAGTCATTCCCATAGCCAATCGCTTAACCTCTTTACTCATACTGTCAGTAAAGAAGTTCTTGATAGCTCCTATCTTAGTTGCATTAACATCGTTAGCTTCTAAGACCTTATCCCTCTCAGCCTCTGTCTTCTCTGGCGTCTTCGACATAGATGACATAGATACTGAGTGATCTGAAGGTGCTAAGATTCTAGCCTCTGCAGGTACATCAAGAGACTCAAGTGGTGAGAACTCTTTCCTCTGGTGCTCTTGCCACTTCATACGCTTCTGAATAACCCTAGACTCAGCCTCACCAGCTATAAGGCTATAGGCGTGGTATTTAAGGTCATCACTTATTGTTGGATAGTTTACTTCATCTAAGATGTCATCTTTTCTACTAGCCAAGCGTGTAACTCTTTTGCTAGAATCTTTAGCTAACTTATCAAGACTTTTATACATAGACTTGATTTCATTATCTAGTTTTTCCCACGCAGCTGAGTTGTCAAAAGGATCTGTATTGTACCTCTTGTCCTCTTTTATCTTAATCCTATCTCTAATTCTTTTAGCATCCTTATTATACTCGACCTCTAACCTTTTTAACTCATCCTCTATATCACGGAGTTCTTCAAGAAGGTCTTCGTTCTCTTCAGCCCACTCATGGATACTACGGATCTCAGCTAAGTTCTCACGAAGTTCTGGAAGAACCCTGTTGTCTGCATCAGATCCTCTATCTAATCTCCTATTGATTTGTTCTATCAGGAGATCTTCAATCTCAGAACGACTATTGATTACGCTAACTGAAGCAGTGTTACCACCCTTAGCAAATCCTTCCTTGAATTGGATAATATGTTGTATCTCATGCATGATAGTACTAAGAGCTTCTTCACTGTTGCTCCTACTATTCACAGCGATAGATCTACTATAAGGCCTGTACTCTCCGAGAATGTTACTGTTTCTTCCGAAGTCTTCTTTATAGACCATGATGTTCCTCAACTCAGGATAAGCCTCGAAGAGTTTATCATGGATCAGGATATCGAATAACTTAAACTCACCATCAGTACCATCCTCATAGGTCTCTAAGGTTTCCCAAGGATTAAGCCACTCAGCTTCATGATCAGAGATCTCAAACCTCCACTTATCATCTATAGGATCCTTATACCAACCTGTCCCCTTCCTGATGGTTTCCATATTGTCACCCCTAGCACCTCTAAACTGTGCATCGAGGAGGGTGCCTAGATGGATACCTTGTGACCTTTCACCAACCAGTAGACCATCTACCTGATTAGAAACCACAGGGCCTTTAGCTAAGTTAACTCTAGAGAGTTCGGCCATCAACTGCAGGGCTTCCTTCATAGCGTTGTGTTGTATCTTTCCCTTACCAAACATCTGGAGGAAGATCTCAACTACATGATCAAAGAGGTTCTTGATGAACCCACTCTTCACAGGTACTTCAGTACTTAACAAAAGATCTTGAAAGGCTTTATCGTTCATCACCTGAGCGAGGAACTCTTTCTCATTGAGCAGGGCATAAAGGATACCGCCATGATCTCCGAGGTTAGCTACATCAAATGCCTCCCTAAAGGCTGCTGAAGTGGGCTCTATTGAACGAAGCTTCTTAAGCATAGCCTTGTCTATCTGTATATCTGATCGTTCAATGGCGGCCTTTTCTACGAGGTCCATCAAAGCACGAACCCTCAACTTTAACTCAGGGCTATTATCGAGTTCCCTACTTGTGATAGCATGCATAACTTCATGCAGGTTTACGGTAGTAGTGTTGAGAGCTTTGACTATTACAGTACCACTGCCGGCATGAGAGAACTGCTCATACGCTGCAGTAGGATCTACAATTACATTGATATTCTTTTTACCAGAGTCAAGGATAAGCTTGTTAATCCAAGTAGCTAGCTTATATTCTTGAGAGGACTTGTCTTTATTTAGAAATGGTTTGATAATAGAAGAGAGGTTCGTATAGTTCATAACCTCTACCTGTGCTCTAACACTCTCCCTAAAGGCATCCTCCTTAATAGACTCAATCACCCTATAGGCTTCAGCTTTGTTTCCCTTAACTCGATCAAGGATCTCTCTAGCCTTATTAACTGCCTCAGTGCTCAAGAGTACTTGCTCTTTCTTAGTGTCTACGAAAGCCTCTTTGGCTTTAGATCTCCTAAGGATAACAGGAGATGCATCAGTCTTAGTACCATTCAGCTCCTCAATCATTCTATCTATACGAGCTAAGGTCTCTTCCAGAGTCTTACCCGGAGGAGGTTGCATCTTAGCTGACTTAGGATCTGCAGGATCTGTAGGGGTGAGAGACTTCTTAAGTAGCTCAAGCTTCTTGATCTCCTGCGCTTTCTTATAGGAGTCACTATCCTTATCTACAACCTTCTTAGCAGCAGCTTGATCTTTCTTCAGTTTCTCATCAGCCTTCTTAGCTTTAACTGCTTCATCATCAAGTTTCTTCTTAGCTTCTTTCTCTGCTAAGGTTTTCTTCTTAGTCTCAGCCTCAGCCTTAGCTTTCTTATCCTTAACATCCTGTTGAGCTTCAGAGTTCTTCTGCTCTTCTGAGATCTCTTCATCTACCTTATTATCAGCAGCCTTCTCAGCCTGTCTCATAGCATCTAGTTCAGCCTTCTGCTCAGCAAGAGTCCTCTTCTTTACTACACCACCTTGTCCATACCTAGCTTTCTCCTCTTCAGTAAGAGAAGATACATCAACTTTTGTAACTGGAGGTGGTGCTTCTTTCTCTTGCTTCTGCACCTCAGTAGCTGGAGTCTCGTACACATCAGAACGAGTTGCAGACTCTATAGTTCCAGTAGTAGATTCAGTACTCTCTACTCCCTGAGTCTCGAACTTGTATCTGTTCTCGTTATACTCCTTAAGCCTAGCATCAATAACAGAGGTAGCAAACGTAGTAAAGGACGCTCCCTTACCTTCTTTGAACTTACCAGCAGCTTCGAAGATAGCCTCAGTTGCTATACCATCTGCTTCGGGATCTCCTCTTAAATCTGTAATCTTATTAATACGAGAACCTATAAGCTTCCTTACGTCTTTGATACTACCTACAAGCTTCTTCTGGTCATCTGTTAGAGGTTTAGGAGCTTCCTCAGGATTGGCACCGTAGTACTCTTCCTTAGTCTGTCCAGCTCTAAGAGCTGCTATAGCATGACTCTTTCTTTTGAAACCTCTACCTACAGGTACTAGTCCACCATCTTCATCTCTCTGGAATACTGACCAATTGCTGTCATTATTTTTAATGATGATACTATTTTGATTAACAAGAACATTAGGGTTGCTCTTATCAACTGGTTTCCAATCTCTAGCGTTGTCTGAATACTCTACTACCTGCTTTTCTCCTGCAGTATTAACACCAGTAGTAGCACCTTTAGCAATCCCAGACTTATCAACCTGAAGTAGTTTCTCCAACCTATCAAGCTCAAGCTGAGCCTTCTCTTTCAGTTTCTCATCTACAGCAGGGTCATTAATGATACCAGCCTGATCGATCATCGCCTCTCTGATACGACTTTCTTTAGTACCAGTCTTAGCTACCTTACCGATCTGCTCTTCTATCTTAGCCTTACGGACCCCTTCCTGCTTCAGTCTGTTCTTAGCACCTTCAACTATCTTAGGATCAGTGGCTGTATCTACAACTGCTTGCCACTTCTCTTCTGCCTTTCTGATTTCATCAAGAGCGTCGTGTGCAGGTACACCTTTCTTCCACTTAATCTCACCAGTCTTCTTATTCTTACCAAGAGGGATGTCAACTTCAATACCCTCTAGATCGTCCTTAGAGTACTCTGTATCGTCTACAGTAGCTACAGTGGTAGTAGGAGTCACGTCAGCTGCTACAGCTGCTGTAGGCTCAACCTTAGCCTCTGTAACCACTATCTCCTTAGCTGCCTTATCCTTAGCCTTGAGGGTCTTAGTCTCTTTCTTTTCCTTCAAGGTAAGTTTCTCTTTACCTGTCAGTTCTTCAAGACGAAGCTTCTCATACGGCGTGAGCTGAGCCTTTCTCTTAGCTGAAAGTTCTTGGATCCTTCTAGCCTTGAAGGTCTCTTCCTCGTCTGCCTTAAGCTTAGCTATCTCTGTAGCAGGAAGCTCGTTAGTGTCTGCATCCTTAATCTCCTCTTCAACTGCAGCAAGTTTAGCTGTGTTGTCATAGATAGGCTTCTTCCACTGTGCGGTCTTATCTGCTTCAGGTCTTACTACTTCAGCTACAGTACTCTTACCCTTGATAGACTTGAGATAATCCTGCCAGAGTGTAGGGCTGATAGCCTTCTGCTTATTCTCTTCAAGGAGCTGATCAATCTTAGAAGCTGTAGGTGGTGCAATACCAGCACCATAAGGATCAGCTGATGTTGCTACAGGCTGCATGTCTGCAGTACCGAAAGGAATCTCAAATCCCTTAAGGATCTCAGCAGGATCTCTTGTTACTTCATACAACTCTTCCTTAGTCCTACGAGAATCCTGCCACTCCTGGAGATGTTTCTTCCAAGCAAGTGATGGGTCTACAGTACCATCAAGACTGAGAGGTCCATTAACTGCAGCTACACTAGCATAGTTGTCCCAGTTAAGAGCTGCCTCAGGTGATACCTCTTTGATAGTATCATAGACCTGCTTTACTGTATGGAGACGCTGGTCTTTATCTTCAGACTGAAGGCCTGTCTCGATGTTATTACGAATCTTGTTCTGCTGGTCACTAGTAATCTTAGCACCAGCTATGGCAAACGGACCTGAAGCTACAGCACCAATCAAGAAAGTCTTGAAGTAGTCTGGAGCTTCAGTCTTCATTTCATATGAGGTATCTAACTTGTGCTGGAGGTAAGATGCTACAACCTCTTCACCACCTTCAGGTAGAGTAGCACCAAACATCCTCTGCATGAATGTAGTCGCACCAGCCTTAGCAGCTACAGTATCCAGTACATCAGCGGTAGATATAACACCCTTCTCAATAGCATTAATCAAGAAGGGTTTAGCAACCTGTCCACCAAGCTTCAAGGCACCGAACCCTAGAGCTGCGCCACCAACCTCAGTAAGTGCTTCAACTCCAGCATGCATAGCAGAGTACTTGATAGCATCTTCATCAGTACCATCAGGATGCTGCTCCCAATACCTATCCATGTTATCAAGGTAGAGACCACGAGAGAGTACCGAACCTGCTGCTGTAAGACCAGCTACAGTCCCTACAGGGCCTCCTGCCATAGTACCTAAAGTACTAGCACCAGCGAGGACTGCAGTGAGGGGCGCAGACTCAGCTGCACCCATAAGGATTTCTTTCTTGTAAGAGTCTCTACCGAAGTAGGTGCTCTCGTCTGGTTTAGCAAAATCACTTTCAGATATGCTTGTTCCGATACCTTCTAGGGTTTCAGAACCAGATCCTCTACCAAACAACCTAGCAGTCTCACCAGTACCTTTCCATAGGGAACTTACGATATCTGTTATGTCCCAACGCTCTGCAGCGAAAGGGGTTTCCCCACCTTCGTACATGTAGGAATCATTAATAGGATCTCCGAACAGTTGGGAAAAATTATAGTCTGACATTTAAGTTCCTTAGTTGTTTATTTATCAATAGGTTCTTCTCATCATACCGCCACCACTGATGGGTGTAACACCCTCTGGTGTGTCTAGCATACTCTTTTTTCTAGGATCTAACTGATCTGCCATAGAGGTGATCTTATAGATGCTCATCTTACTTACACCCTTCTTCTCCATATCATCGATAGCTTTAGCTCTATCAGTTGCTGATAGGGTATTAAGGGTCTTGGCATAAGTAGCTATCTGAGTGTCTGGCAGCTCACCCTTAGTAGCTGGTGCTGCCTCTTTGGCCTTAGTCTTATCAGACCCACCATACCCCATACTAGAGTAAAGCTTATCTGCATAGTTGGCTACATAAGCTGCTTGAAAGTCTAACTCAGTATCTCCCTTATGGAGAACCCTGTATTTATCCCAAGCCTTCTTATAGTCCTTACCTTTGTTCAGAGCCTTCAACTCCTCTAAGTTAGTCCCAGACATCTCTAAGACCTTTGTCTGTACATCAGCAGGAACTTTCTCAGGTGTTGCAACTGCTACTCCCATATTAGCTGCAGAGGCTGATGTATGTTGAGTTGAACCAGGTTCGTAGTTCTCATCGATCCACGCCTGTCTAGTAGCCCTCTCTTTTTCAGGAGCATCCTTCGCCTCTCTTAGCATCTCAAGCTTAGCTGCAGACTCGTTAGCACTAGTAGCTGCGTTACTCTCGGCTGCACCAGCCATCCTGTTTTGGTAAGCTGCTTGGGACTCGTTAGCTGCTCTAGTTACATCAAGCTTCTCTCTCTCTAGAGTTCTACCCTCACCAGCTACCCGCTCTGTTGATGCTATCTGGTTACCAGAGATCTTCTCAGAACTAGCAATACCCCTCTCTTGTCCTTCTTTAGCAGCCTGGAGTCTCAGCTTCTCCATGTGCATATCTCTTTCATACTTAAGAGTAGCTTGCTGAGTCTCCCAGTCTAACTTCTCCTGCTCCTTCATCCAGGCACCAGTCTGAACCATGCCGGCACCCATACCCTGCATCATACCACCGAAGTTGAAACCAGCCATTATTTCTTACCTCTCATCATACCTTGGCGTTCTCTCTTAGCACCATAAGCTGCCATAGCTGTCTGTTCGGTAGCTTGCTTAGGTACACCAGTAAGTTCAGCAGCCTGTAGTCCTGTAGCCTTCTGTTGTTCATCCATCAGAGGTTCTACTTTCTCCTGAAGTTCTATGGGGTCTATGCTACCATCGTTCAAACCGGCTTCTATGTATATCTGCATGGTATCCCTGAAGATAGGTTGCATCTGATCCTCAGTAACATCGAAGTATCCAGCTGCTCTACCAATCTCTATCAAGTCTTGAACCAAATAGATTCCAGCAGCAAGTGCAGTCTCAAGGGCTGGCTTCTTCTTAACAGCCTGCTCCATCTGATCATTAATCTGATTAGCAATCCTAGGGATAGTATCTCCAGGCTCTCCAGCCTGAAGCATCTCTTCAACCAATGGCGCAGTCTCTTTACTGTGAAGCATCTTCATCAGACCACCGATATAAGCTTGGTCAGCTTCACTCAACATCTCCTGAGCTTTCTCACCTTGAGGTGCTGAAGCTGGTTCTAAAGGAGCGCTACCCTCAGTGGGTTGCTGCTCTGCAGGTTCCTGCATAACACCACCTCCAGGCTGTAGGGCTTCTTGTGCATTGTACTCCTTCTCCATTACTTCGCCTCCTCAAATTTAGTTTCAGTAAAGATCTTAGCCATAGTATCTTTTCTTGCCTGGTAATCAGACCTAACCTTTTCCCAATCGCTATCGTGCTTATAGATAGCTGAGTCTATCGTAGTCTGAGCTGCACCTATCTGTCCTTTACCAGTTGCATAAGAAGACTCTAGTGCTGACTCTGCAGATCCTATCTGACCTTCAGCCTTCTTAATCTGACCAGCTATAACAGGTGCTGACTGAGTATACCAAGTATTGTAGTAATCTTTCTGCCCCTGTCCAAGCTCTGTATGAAGCTCTTCTCCTATGTATCTTCCACCTTCAGAAGTTTTAGCATCTATATAGAACTCACCTTTAGGACCCCAGCTAGTAGCTACACCTTTAGTCTCTGCCAACTTCTCAGCTACAGACTTAGGTAAATAATAAGTACCTTCAGTTGTATATCCACCTTTACCATCTTGTCTAACGACATTGATAGGTGTAAGACTTTTCTTGTTAGCATTCCATGCAGTACTGACACCTTCCTTGTATCCCGGAAGAGCGTCCCAAGCTTTATTTATTTGAGACTTACCAGCAGCATATTGGGTTTGTACTTCCTTATTAGCAGTATCTATCTTGCCCTGCTGGTCTTTAATAGATGTACTATAGTCTGACTCCTTTTGTCTGATATCTTTAGCACCAGCAGCTGTAGAAGATATACCAAGATCATCGTAATAGTTAACGAAAGATCCTTTACTTATGTGTTTAGACCTGTCGTTAGCTAGTCTAGTATCTTGGCCCTCAACCCCTGTCTTTACCCTAGCACCTCTAAGTGCTCCAGTCCTAACCTCATTAGCCAACTGCCACCTCCTCTTTCATCACCCCTCCGCCTGGAAGAGCTGCTGTAGGTGATACAGGTGTAGGATCAGCAGCTACACGATTCATTACTCCAGGGGCTGTAGGTCCAGTAGATGCTACTGTAGGCGCTTCTTCCATCTTAACACCAGTTACAGCACCAGCTCTCCTAGCTCTAGCCTCGTCAATCATAGACCATTCTTCGTGCTGTACCTTATAGTCCTGCGCCCTCTGCTCTCTAGCATTCTTGAGTTGGATATCAGCAGCATAGTGATCTGATCCACCACCACTTCCGCCACTTCCACTCCTCATTTTCTCGATAGCTAGTTGAGTGTCTGCCTGAAGTTGAGCTAACCTATCAGCCTGCTCTATCTGTGCCTTGTCTTTCTCAGTAAGATCACCTGGGTCAGCAGAGAAAGCACCCATCAGCATCTGACCGCCTGTAGTTACTAGAGCTGCTCCTGTACCTTGACCTGACAGAAGTCCGGCTCCACCTCCGAGGATTCCACCACCAGTTGCAGTAGTACCAGCTGATACTGCAGTACCAGTAGATCCCATAAGTGCTCCACCAGCTTCAGCCTCTAGAGTTGCTGAGGTCATACCTACAGCACTTCCAGCTCCACCACTAGCACCTGCAGCCCATCCGCCAATACCACCAAGGACAGCACCACCTACAGCACCGAACAGCATACCTTTACCTATACTACCACCAGTAACTGCTGCTGTGATACCACCAATAGCAGCACCAATAATAGCACCACCAATCAATCCAGCTGCAATTCCAGTTGCAACTCCTGCCGTAACCCAAGTACCAAATGCAACCGCTATACCTGCTGCTGGCATACTCTATCCTCCAATTCTTTTCTATCCCTTATCGGGTATACGTACATAATCTCATCTTCAGTACCTCCAGCATCAGGAAGTATTCCTACCCTCTGACCACCTGTAAGGCCTATAAACCTCTGCATCCTTAGATTACTAGCAGCTGCAAACGCTATGAGACATGTACACTTAGTGTTATCGAACATCCATGATCCTGCATTGATAGTAAAGTCTTTATATTCCTTTACCTTATTCGTTCTTCCTATAGTGTGGATAGAGAACTTATAGTCACCTATAGCTTCTATAAGAAGAACTAAATCTTCATTGAAATAGAATAACTTATCTATAGGACTATATAGTTTTTCTCTAGCCCAAAGGGTTGCATCTGTTCCGAAATGTTTAGTTGCAACATCCGCTACTCTACCAAGATCTAATATTGTACAAGGTTTCATAATTAAGCAAGCTTAGTTATATAGGTATCTGCCCATACAGAGAAGTTTGGGATATTAGCAGTAGCTCCAATAAACTTAATAGCGTTCTTAGCTAAGACCCTCTCACGTTCTATAGCAGCGTTTATAGCATCCTTACCAAGATCCAAGAAGTCAGGATCAGTCATCATATTCTCTATAGCAATCTGATAGTTCTGTACAACTTTACCAGCTTCTACAGTAGCTGTCTGTTGTTTTGTAAGATCATTCTGAAACTGTTGCATTACCAGATTCTGCTGATTAGTCAACTCAGACATAGACTTCTCATGAGTCTGTGAGAACTCCTGAAGGAAAGCTTTGCTCTGCTCATTAGCTGCTGATAGTTTGGAGTTGAAAGCATTCTGAATGTTCTGTGCAGTCTGATCAATCTTTGCTTTCTGTTCTACCATACCACCAGAGACAATTGCCTCAGCCTTCATAGTAGCTTGCTGATTCTCTGCTGTCTGCTGCCCTGCCTGGAACTGATTGAATGCTCCAGCATCTGAGGTGGCTATAGGAAGAGCTGCCTCATATGCTGCTGCTTGTCCTGCCTGAACAGCTATAGAGCTATTAAGCATCCCCCTAGCACCTGCAGCTTCTTTAGCTTTCTGTTCAGCCTGTTTCATATAAGGGCTATCAGAGTTGAGAAGGTTCTGCAACTGTCCAGCTACAGTTCCCTTGGCTTGGTCGTAGTATGATGTACCAGCCTTTACTGCTGCATCTTTATTAATGGAGTCAGCAACTGCTGCAGAGTCATAAGAGGCTGGATCTACCTTAGTAGCTAAAGCTTCCTTAGCTACTGCATCATAAGCTGAGCCTATCTTTCCTGCAACAGCAGTACCTGTAGGGACTGTAGTAGCAGGTGTGGTAGTACCCGTAGTGGTTCCTGTAGCAGGAGTAGTAGCTGTGGTTGTAGTAGCTGCAGGTTTAGTTGTGGTTGCTATACCTGTAGTTGGCTTAGTTACAGGATCCTTAGTAGCAGTATTTGTAAGGAGAGAAGTTGCACCAGTTAGTACTGCCATTATTTCCACCCCGTATTAATGTTGTAAGACGCTACATCTATTGTAGCTGTAAGCTTATTGATATTATCTATATGCATCTTCTTTACTTCGTATACCTCAGCCTCTTTATCATAAAGAGCATCACTAAGATCTCTCAACTCTTGGAGTGTCAATGGCACAGCCTCACTGTTATCACTAGTATCCCAACCCTTCCTAGCGTTCGGAACTACAGTATCCTTACTAAGCTTGTCAAACCTCTTAAGAGTCTTCTCTATCCCATCAGAGGGAGAGAACTTATTGCCCTTAAAGTTAACAGGCTTGCTCTTCTCCTCCTCAAATCTTGCACTAAGCTCTTGAATCTTAGCAGCTTTAGCATCAGGAAGTTTAAGATCTATGTAAGGGTTCTTCTCCTTATTCTTTCTCTTTAGCTCTAGGACATTCCACTCATCGACAATATTCTGGAACTGTTTAATATTGTCTATTTCATCATTAGAATAATCAGACCTTTCTATAAACCCCCTATCATCAATCCACTGTACAGCCCTGATTGTGTCTGACATATCTGAGAGATTTATATTATAGAATCTCCCATTGATACCAACCATATTATCATCTCTAACTATTGTAAGTCTCATTATACCCTCGATATAGGTTGTCCAATTACTTTACTCATTTGAAACTCTATCACCTTCTGTCTATGGGGTGGAAAGACTACTACAGTGTCTATAGGAAGATGGACCAGTGAGTCATCATCTAGATGAAACCATCTGAACCTCTCTTCAATACCATCCATCTTTACATCCTTGAGAGTCTTCCAGAACCACTGTCCAATCACCTTATACTTCACATTGTACATCTCTTTCATTAAAGCACCTTCATGATGTATATACAGGACATGAACAGAGGTATGTTAGACGAGCTAGTAGCAGGACCTGTAGCTGCTACAGTCTGTCCAGGAACTCCATGAGTGTGTGAATGCTCGTGAGTATGGGCTATAGTGTGTGTATGTGCCATAGTATGTGTGTGTTGAGTTTGGGTATGTGTGTGAGATAAACCACCCCCAGTACTTCCAGTAGTAGTAGTTACTAAGTTAGGACTTCCAGCATCCTCAGTACCTAAACTGTTGTTCCCATTAGTGTAGTAGTTATTAAAAGTATGAGTATGTGCTGGCATCTGATCAGTTGTTAGTGTAGTAGCTCCTACATTTACAGCTGCTGAATTTGCAGTACTAGGAGTACTAACAGGACCAGTACCGTTGTAACTAACATCACCTGTAGTTGCATCAGAAATACTATTAGTAGTTGTAGCAGCTACAGTAACATTGTGTGTATGAGCCATACTGTTAGAACCACCAGTAGCACCATAAGCTGTACTACCCTCTAAGAATCTAGCATCTGTAAGGTTAGGTAGATATCTACCAGCACCATTGAAGATCGGAGAGTCTACTAGATTAAGAGCAGCTCCATTGCATACGTACCAACCACCAGCATTGTACAATGCATTAAGACCAGCAGCGCTGTTAGTACCTACAGCAGTCATACCACCATTAGACCCATTAGTAAAGTAAGCTCTTACTATAGGGATGATAGCACCTACAGGAGTCTGAGCTGCCTCACTAGCACTGAAGGCTGCAGCTACAGCACTAGCAGCAGCGTTAGTCTCGGAGACTCCTGCAGCGTTCTTACTAGATAATGCACTATTAGCTGAAGAGGTTGCACTAGATGCTGAACCTGAAGCTGATAATGCAGAAGCAGCTGCAGCATCTTTACTTACTAAAGCATCTGCAGCATCATCCTCTGCTTTCTGTGCCCAATGGAACGCTGAATATCTACCAGGGTCTACCTCTGTATCTTCTACCTCAGTTGCCCACTTCTCAGCTATATCTGCATAGTAAGATTGACCAGCTGCTATACCTTCTATAGCTACTTGTACTTGATCGAACCCTGCACTTACAGCATCATTAATATTGTTCAAGTCTGCAGCGAATGCAATATCCCCATTCTCAACATACTTGTCACTTGGACTATAGTAGTCACTCATCTCTTCTCCTAGATTGTGTCTTCATATCTTAATGGCCATCCAGTCAGATAATCATAGTTAACTGGATCTGCACTAAGTGTAACTTGATTTAAGTGATACTTAGTCACTCTCTTTAACCTCATATCCAATAGCCTAATAGATTCTATAAGAAGAATAACTCTTTGACATGTTAGTGGTACAGAGATATTGTCTAGAGTATCTACAGTGGCTTGTTCACCATCTACAATTACTGGAGCAGTTAGAGTACTACCAGAACTTATCATATCTCTTACAATATCTCTAAGGGCTAAATACTCTAACCTAGCGTCTTGATCTGAAGATACCCACTTATCTTGGATAAGCAATCCACCATATCTTCTAGATCTACCCTCTTGGATAATGTTAGACCTAACTTCAGAAATTACCTCTTGAGGGGTGTTGAATGGTTCTGTTATTCCACCAACATCTACCCACTTCTGATAAGCTGCCCATTGATATGATGTAGGGTCTATGTCGAATATACCAATACTTAGATTGTTTACCCTAGATTGTTCTTTATTCGAGAACTTGTACACTTATTCACCCCACTTATATTTATAGTTCCGATTCAGAAGTATATGTTAATGTACTGAAAGTAAATGCCAATCCTACAGTACCACTAGTCCAGTTATAAGTAGGTGCAAATCCGACAGCACTTGAGTTAGTGGAGTATAACGTTCCTGGTGTACCAGCGTATCCAGTAAATACTACCCCAGATATACTCATAACTGTTGTTGATCTCTTCGTCACCTTAAACATAACAGAGTTAAGTCTTACATACACTGAAGAGTAAGCTGAAGCTATCCCATTTACTACACCTGTCTCGTAGTATCTTTGACACAATAGTAGTTCTAATCCTATAGGCCTCTCCTGCATTGCACTACTCTCAGCACCTTCACTTAGTCTAACCTTAGTAAGTCCTACTTGCTTTGTTAATACAGTTGCACCAAACTTAAATCGGATCTCAATACCTTGGTGTGTATACAGAGACGGCATAACAAAAGAGAAAGACCCTTTTACATAACTACCACCAGCAGGTGTTATTGTAGTTGAATCTATGAGAGTCTTTGTTGTCCAAGTATCTACAGCATCAGCATAGCTGACCTCTATGGTTATAGATGTACCGTCTGTAGTAAGTGTATAAAAATCTAGGGTTACAGTATTACCTCTAAGGGCTGCTACATTACTCCCCTCAATCCTTTGGAACACATCGAATAAAGTATTCCCTGTAGCTCCAGCTCCTACTAAAGTATTAGTATAACCTTCAGCTAATACTGCTGTTGATTGAACTACAGTGATATTAGCACCAGTGGCTATCCCACACCACCTGTCGAGTGTGTAAGTATCAGACCCACCTACTATCAACCCTGACGTACCTCTCTGGGCTATCCTCATATCTCCATTGATGATATAGTTATTCATCATGAAGTTAGTAACAGCTAGTTCAGCAGCAATGTCAGCACTAGCAGCAGCAGCTACAACATCTAGTCCTGTCTGGACCCTATCAGCTGCTGTGGCTACAGCATCAAGACCTGTCTGGACAACATCCGCTGCTGTAGCTATAACATCTAGAGCTGTCTGAGTAGCATCAGCATCTGCAAGGATAGCCTGATCCTCAGCCTTATTAGCCCAGTGATGTGCTGAGTAAAGACCAGGTTCTATCTCCACATCTTCAGTCTCTTCAGCCCACTTCTCTGCCTTATCGAGATAGATAACCATGTTAGCTGCTACAGTATCTATCTCATTCTCTACTAACTGAAAGGCTACATCAACATCAGTATTAACACTATTCAAATCATTGGCATAGGCTACATCACCATCTACAACCTCTTTACCTACGTTAGTATAATAAGCACTGGCCATTTACATTTGCCTCCCAACCGTCTGATAGTCTACTACCATATTCTGAATAGTGTGTTGCTTTATAAGATCACTCTCTGACATTATAGTTATACTCATATTAGCACCTATAGCATTAATGTCATAGAAGATTCTGTTAGTTGATTCAGTAGATGCATACACCATCTCACCCCACTCTCCCTCACCCCACAGATCTCCAGCACCTGTAACATCTAAGTCCTCAGCAGAACTCTTCGCATACGTAAACTTAGAGTAGTCAAATGCGGTTCTTATATATGCTAAGAAGGAGTTGACAGATGAGATCTCGAAGGTTACCCTGAAGAATCTCTTCCAGTTCCTAGGAGATTTATAGTGGTAGTAAGCTGTAGAAAGCTTAGTTATAATCTTTACACCATCAAAGGATGTACCTGAATCTGACTTGAATACATAACCTGAAGGGTTAGTGAAGTATACTACTGGGTTGTTATTAAGATCTCTACCCTCAGTAACTGTGAGTACACCTATTGGATACTGGCAGATCGTAATACCCCTCATCTTCTTATTGAAGAATGAGAATACTAAGATCTTTCCGCTACTTAGATATACTCTATACTGATTCAGCTCTCTGATTACTACAGTACATGTGATCGTATCTTTATATTTTAAGAAGGTCTTCTTGATCTTATCAGATACTGAGGCTGACTTGAAGTCACCAAACTCTTGAGCAGCTGATAGGGTAGTTACACCATAGTCACTTACAAACACTAAGGTATCGAAGATCTCCCTTACAGTATTATGCATTGCCCCTAAGTGATCACTGAAGCCCTTCATAACCCAATTATCAGGACTATCACCTTCCATTATCTTTATCTTATTCCTACAGAAGATGACTAGCGTTCCACCTACAGTCGTATGGAGTGCAGTTATATCAGCACCTATACCCCAGTCACCAGTTCCGATAGACCAGTCTATAGGTTCTCCTATACCTCCGTGGATTAAGTAACCACCTGGAAATGAAAAGAATAGATAATGTTGATGTACTACAAGATATTGAGGTGCATCTGGAGTTGTATTTGTTTCTATCTTAACAACAGCGCCAGTAACATCATTATACTCTCTAGCGTTATTGACTCCATCACACCAGTACATACTTTCAGTATCTGCTAGATCACTGAAGTTGTAGTTAACAAACCTATATTCACCATCCTTCAGTATCGGATCGGCTGAGGTATCTACCTCTATCCACCCACCAGCTGTAGCCTTCCACATCTTAGCATGGATACCATCTATATCGTTCCTAAATGCATAGAGCACACCCTTATACATGTGTACTCCTAGAACTGGATCCACTCCTGGGACAGATGTTATAAGACCCCTAGCGATATCTCTATCAGTAAGGTCACCACCTGGAGCAGCTACAGTAGAAGCAAGAGCTGTTCCGTCATATCTCTCGTATCCGCTAATAGATACATAACCACCTGTAGAACCATCAGTTAAGTAATAGTTGCTACAGGCTATCAATTCTCCAGGAGGCATTTCTATAGAAGACACAGCCTCATTAAGACCACCATCAAAGACTATCATCTCTGTACTAGGTTCTTGGATTGAAAGTCTCTTGGAGATTGTCATGCTATTCCTCTTACTTGAAATCTAGCAGCAGGGATAAAGTCTCTCATGATCTGACCTAACAGGATATCTGCTTTCCCTGAGTAGAGTTGATACATAGCTGTCATCGATATGGATGCAGAGTACCTAGCAATAGCTTCATACACAATCCACAGATGATGAATAGCTGGCATCTCTGGGGTGTCTGTTGCTAGTACTAGCTCTTGTGGCGACTTATAATAAGAACAGATCACGTTGTAAGGAGCATCTACCATATTAAACACGAGGGTAGATTTATCTGTCTTTATAGTAAATTCTGTTGGCTTAGTACCAACAGTATCGTTGATATGCTTACTCATATAGTAGTCATAGTCATCGATGTATCTCATAGGTACTTTCTTACCTAAGATCTCTGCATAACAGGTTTCTGGGATCCATACTCGAAACCTATTAGTTGGTCCTAAGATAGTAGTAGGAGTATACTCAGTAGCTGCTACACCGATAGTGAAGGATGCTTTAGTCCTCATCCATGCCCAGTTATCTCTATACCCCTGAAGGTCCTGCCAAGCGTCATGAACAGCTGCTAAGATCAGAGCCTCATAGCCTGTGGCAGATACAGAAGATGGTCCAGTACCTTGAATACCGACCCTCTTCCTTACGTCTTGAGCTAGCTGTAGGAAGTTCATTTCTTAGCGATTCCCTTCTTAGTGGTTATGTTTTTTGACATTACAGGTTCTTTCTTCTCTTCCTCTACAATATTCTCCTGTCCAGGACTTACTTTAACAAACTTCCATCTCCAGGGAGTAGCCTTACATTCTTCCATTGTGATACAAGAAAGAGTTCCATCAGCGATATCTTTAGCATATACAAACATTTAATACTCCAATCTATAAAATAAGAAAGCCCCTCTAAGTAATCAATACCTTGAGGATATAGAATTCTTAGAGGGGCTAGTTTAATTACTTACGAACATACAGAGCTACAAGAGCTGTATCCTGTACAACCTTACGGCCATAGACAGCCAGACCACGCATGTAATCACCGAACGAATCCGGTATACGAAGGGTCTCAGTCTTGGTGAGCTGAGAAGCGAAAGTAACTGCCTCTTTAGTTCCACCCATACAGTATGTACACTGTACTCCATCAACTGCAGTCTTCAACAGATTACTCTGGATAATCTTGGTACGATCTACCATACCTACAACACCAGACCTGATAACACCAGAAGAGTCACCAGTAATATCAGCACTCTTCAGATCACCTTTCTTCAGCATAGCGATATACCATGCGGGAAGAACCAAGAACCTATCGGCACTGGGGATATTAGCTTCATCGAGGACGAGGTTAACATCAACAATCAGGTCGATAGCATTAGATGAGGTTACAGTTACAGGAGCACCAGCCGATCCAAGATCGATACTAGCACTGATGGCACCAGCCGTTGCACCCTTATTGGTGGATGCAGGGAGGGTAGAGATATAGTTAAAACATTCAGTATCAACCGTGATCTTCATACGCTCACCAGCATCAGCAGTGAACTTGTTGATCAGATCAAGGTCTGTCTGGAAAGCATCAATGTCATCAATCCTGAAGGACCAGGAGTTAGCCTGATCAATTACAAGGGAAGTGTTTGCAACTTCCGGTACTTCATAAGTGAGTGCACCACCTACCGTATAAGCAGTGATGGTGATAGCGGGAGTCTTACGGATAATAACGGTATCACCAACCTTACCAATCTCACCCTCATAGTCAGTATTAGCGATCTCAGAGAAAGCCGTGGTCTGATAGAAGTTCCGAAGCATCTTTTTAGAGAAGAGCTGCGGGGTGAACTTGGAAGTACCAGTAGAACTATAGTCGTTATATCCACCTGCACGTGTTACGCCAGCCATTATAAATCTCCTAAATTATTTATTTATATGGCTAGGAGAATTGCTTAATCGGTAATTCTACCTTCTATGTAAGCTCTAGTAATCCTAGCCTCAATTTCATCTGCTTCTTTCATTCGTCCTTTATAGACACCCTTAGTAATATCATTGAAGAACTTGTCTACATCTTTAATAGAGAAAGTTTCTTTCTTTGATTGTGCGGGTGCTGAGCCGGAAGCCGAACCCTCTACTGTTATCTTATCTTCCAGCATTTCTTTCTTGCTCCTTGGAATACTAGCCTTATAGTCATTAAAGAAGTCGGCAACTCTTTCGTGATCCAGATAGTCCTCAGCTCTCCTAAATGCATCAATACGTTTCTCACCAGTATTAGGATCTGTATTCATCATAAAGATCTCAAAACCAGGATCAAGATTCACAGCCTGATAGTCAGGAACAAGTTCTCCCAACCTAGATGTGAACTTACCGTACTCAGCTACTCTCTTACTCTCGTGAGCTTTCTTAGCAGCTTCCAGCTCTTTAGCTTTCATCTGCTTGATCTCTTCGAGGAGAGGCCCTACTGCTGCTTCAGTTGCTCGCTTAGTAGTTTTCTTAACAATATCTACTGCCTCGACACCAATAGTCTCTACGTCTTCAGGAGTGATCACCTCACCGAATACGTCCTTGTCGCGATTCTGCAGTTCAGCGACAATAGCATGTTGCCTTGAGATTTCTTTACGTGCTTCAGAGATCTGCCCGATCAAAGACTGATTCTCTTTACGAAGGTTTGATATTGTCCTATCTGTGGATCCTTTGTAGCTTGCGAACCTTTGTTTCCAAGATTGTTTCTTCTTGTTAGCATCTTCCTTACTATCCTCAACTACCTCATCGGCATCAAGGTTAGGATTCTTTTCATCTGAATCATCGTCCAGTTCAAAAGTATCCACATTCGGGATGGGAGTGGTTGATTTCTCAGGGTCACTCACCTCAGCAAAAAGTTCCTTTTCCAATGCTTCTTCATCAGCTAGTGCTCGTTTTAACGACATACATTCTCCAGTAGGTTTTCAGCAGGGGTGCTCTGGACCTTTCGGTGATCAGGCGTTTGCTTACTTCTAGATTGGTTGTTATGCTCAATCACTGAGCAGGTTAATAATCTCCTGAGCAAGTAGGCCCCTACCTCTCAGAATGTTATCGTACTCTATTCTATCAGGTTTGAACACTAATAGATCATTCTTAATTGCATCCAGTTCTATAAGAAGAAGAGCCTTCAGCGTGTGGAAGTCTCCTTGGCTTAACCTCTTCTTCTGTTCTGTAGTTACCTTCATTGTACGTTAGACTTATCGCCAGTTTTGAGACTTAGAGCTATAGACTTATCTATATTCAAAGCCTTATTCGCTTCGATCATTTGGGTTTTCTGAAGGTCTGAAGTGCCTTTAGTGATAGCGTTTTCACGGGACTGTTCGAGTTCAGCTACCTTGACCATCCTATCCTTCTCGGACTGGTCTATCTTCGCCTTGATCTCTTCAGCCTTGAGCTGCAACGATCTCTGGTTCATAGCATCCTGACCCTGTACCTGCATCTGAGTAGCCTGTAGACTAGTCTGTGACTTAAGTTGGGCTTCCTGTGCCTGAGCCTCAGCCTGTTGAGCTTGCATCTGTTTAGACTCTTCCTGTTTCTTCTTCAGTTCCAACCTGCTCGGTACGATGTTATGTCCAAGTCCTAGTGACTTAGCCATCTCTCTTAGGATATCTGCGATACCTTCCATACCTACAATCTCTGTGAACATTGGGTTAGCTAGGATCTGAATGAACTCATTACGTCTCATCTCACTAGCACCCTTCATGGTCAGCATTTCTGAACCACGAGGTATAACATTAATATCACCAGTGAAGGTAACATCATCGTTACTTACTACATTATAATAGAACTGGTATTCTACTCGGGGTTTGATAACCCCATAGTCAATGTTTCGTACTGAATCCTTAATTCCTTTAGACGCTGACTCAAGTAGCATTGATAGTCCAGAAGCTGTTTGAGCAGCACCACCTGTTCTCTCATTTCCATATGCATATCTTGGGATTCCGGTAGCGTCATCAGCTCTGAGTTCGAACTCTTTGTATACTGCCAGAAGCTCTTGAGCATTTGAGGTCGGCTGCCAAAAGTTGACTGCTCGTCCTCCTGCGCCTGAAGGATCGCTGGTAAGTTGCCAAACGTGGAACGGTTCGATACTATCGATTGAGGAGTCATCGGCTAGCCTATCTACATATATCTCTATCTGAGGACCGGAAGCAACTCCCATATTATTAGCCAGAGCGCGTGCTGTAGCATTACACATTCTCTGAATATCTCTCATCATTTCTGGGAGAGACCTTCCCCACCAACTGCCAGGAATGTTCTGGAAGGAAGCCTTGTAGTAAGGCCTTCGGAGAAGTGGATCATCATTGATAACACACTTGATGACTTCGTTTCCTGCTAAGATGGCCTCTACTTCAAACTGCTTATCCTCATCGGTTCCGATAGTTTCCTCATCGAAATCCCATTCCTTAAGTTCCTTCCAAGGTACGCTTCCAAAGAAGTGGATTCCATGAATGACACCCTTGTTCGCCCTGTAAGCGTCACCACGCATCTCTTCAAGTACCTTGTCAGACTCTACTCCGTTATCCATTAGGATGCCAGTATAGCCAGCCTCATCCGCCAGTACCTTTCTGATAGCCTCTTCTTTATAATGCTTAACACCAATCATGTTATATAAGGTCTTCTTATCAAACCTTACATGCTCACACAAGTCTCCATCCTGGATCCCTGTAGCAGCAGCAGACGGGTAAATATCAAAAGGAGATACTCTCTTATTTAGGAATACGAAATCCGTTACCTCTTCAGCCCTTCCGTCTACGTAGGTCAGTCTCTTCTTCTTAGAGATGACTGGACCTTTAAGTATTGCAATAGGGAATACACAGAAGTCTTCAATGAAGTCTGACAGTGCTTTATCCCACTCACCTTCCTGTAATTGATCTGCTACGATCCTTTCGAACTTCTTTACTTCAGCCTGAGCTACCTTATAGATCTCATCCTGAATAGCATCTTCTACATCTCTCTTAAGTTGATGTATCTCCTGCAGCTTCTGAGCTGCACCCTGAGCAGTAGGCTTAGGTGCTTCCCCTTCAGCAGTTGGAGGTGCTACAGGCTGCTCCTTAGATAAGGCATCGATATGCTCCTCGATCTGCATCCTGATCTCATCAGGTAAGTCAGGGACTGATGTAGGCTCGAAGCCCCATGCAGTCTCTTTGGCCGGCATCATAATGTCTCTGATCCAAGACATAGCTGCCCTACACTTGGTCGGAGTCAGATTCATGTAGATCTCTGATCCGCCTGATGCTTTAATACGCTCTAGATCCTCAGGGTCATAGTGCCCGTTGTAGGCTCTGAGACTCTGGAACATCTTCTCTTCCATACCAGAGCTTGTCTTAGCATCTCTATTCTCTTGATAGATTGATCTGATATATACTGAGAGAGCTGAGTACTCTTGTTCTTCTTCTTCCTCTAGCAGATCATCTGGATCATCATACATTCTGTAACTGTTCTGGATAGCCTCTACATCCTCTGCCTTAGCTATCAGAACTGCGGGACGATCATGATATGTGTCCAAGCCCTGTCACCCTATACCCATAGAAAGTTATTTCGCTTGATTAGCTTCTTACTTTTGTATCTTGGTTTGTGTTCGAAGACAGCATCTGCAAATGTGAATGACAATGCATCAGCTATATCTGGAGATGCATGTCCCATCTTCTTAAGATCTTTCTTAGATAACAACTGAATCTGCATCTTATTATTGTAACCATACTCCATAGAGGTGAGCTGAGCAGCCAGATTGGCCTCCTTCTCAGTAGCTTCTATAGGTAAATCAGCACCCCCTATAGCCAGCCATTCCCTCATTTTACCCCATAATTGTGCCCTTAAGTTGCTATAAGTACTGGGGTCTGAACTCTTATTACTTACTACCACGTCACGTACTGGCATGTTTAATTGTCTTAGCCTATCAGCAGTACCAGCACCTACACCAATCGAGTCGATGTAGATAGTTGCACACTGATGATATGCCTGAGCTTCAGCTACTTTAGATGCAACATCCATCGTGTCTAAGCCACGGTAGGTTTTGATATCTATAATCTTAGGTCCTTGTCTCACTACTACAGCTGTAAGGTCATCACCGAATCGAGCTACGTCAACACCCATAAGCTTAGGGAAGTTGATATAGTCCTTGAAGTCTAACCTATTCTTTACAGCATCTTCAACATCATCAGCTGATATGAACTGAGATACACCAACTCTAGGGAACTGACCAAGGCACCTCATTCTATAAATGTCTGAATCCAGGCCGTAAACTTCCTCCATTTCTTTTATCCACTCAGCATTGACGTTTGGAGAATCGAACGCTGAGAAGTACATTTTTACCCATGTACCTAAATCTCTCTGGAAGATTTCATAGAACCTCCCTGAAGATCTTTGTGGATTACTTACCTGTATAAATCTACCACCCTTTCCGGTGCTTAGTGTTCCTAGTAGGATATCAAAAGCTTCTTCAGAAATACCAGAGGCTTCGTCAGCAAGAATTACATACGACTCGCTATGTCCACCAGCTAAATTCTCTACGTTCTCTACACTAGCTGTAACTAAAGATGCAAAGTGTACATACTTACCTGCGTTGTATTCTACTCTCCTTTGTGTCATAGTAAACAGTTCTTGGAATTGTAATGGCATTCTTTTAAACCACTTCTCTATCTCTGAACGGAAAACCCGCTCAAGGTGATTAGAGGATGGTGCTGTAATAAGAATCCTACAGTCTGGAAGTATCATCAGATACAGAAGAGTTAACATACTAAGTACAGCAGTTTTACCAGAGCCAGTACAAGAGGATACAGCTACACGAGCTTTTTGGTTGTTGCAATTATTTATAAGAATCTTCTGTTGCTCTGTTAGAATTATGTCGAACAAAGATTCTATTCCAAGTATATGATCCTCAGACCACATTACTAAGAGGTTGTCGAATTGTTCTTGGGTCAGTTTAGCCATGATATTTCTTTAGATACTTTACAATACTTTCAGCTATTGTTATATCTTCCTGTAATAAACCTATAGCTGTATTACACTTAGAACATAGTAAAGATCTAACTTCTCCAGTTTTATGGTTATGATCTATATCATAAGACCGTCTAGAGTTTGGGTAAACTAAAGACTGCCCACATATCTCACAGCATCCGCTTTGTATATTCATTAACTCCTGAATATAAATCTCTTCAACTTTGTATTCGCATCTTATATGACTAGCTCTTCTTTTCTCTTTATTATTTTTACTATAATCCCTTTGACATTTTAAGACCTTTTCTCTGTTCTTTATCTTATACTCTTTTCTATCTTTTATAATCTTTTCTCTATTATTTATGTAGTGTATCTTTCTTCTCTTACTTACACAAATCTTACACTCAGTATTAAATCCAGATCTTGTAGTTTTGTGCTTATCAAAATACAGTTTTAGATCTTCATACTCTTCCCCACATGTCTTACATTTCATAACTATCTCCATAGTTAACTCAAAGGATACTAGGAAGAGAGTTGAGTAAGCTCTCTTGTCGGATGGCCATCCTATCCTAGTCTATTCTTGTTCAATTAGTTGAGCTTTAGCTTGAGTAGCTCTCATCAAAATCTTATCTAACGCACTGTCACCTGACAGGTTCTCAACTGTAACCTTATCCTCAAAGGCACCAAATGTTCTACCCAAGGACTCTACAGCTTTAAGGTAAGTTGACAAAGAATTGATACTACCAGAAGTCTTAAGTCTCTCTATGACAGCTAAGAGTTCTGTCTGAACAAACTGCTTGCCATCAGTGATGGACTTGATTCTATCCTGTTTGATCTGGAGGAGGTAGGCACCTACATTAGCTTTACGTCTTAGATAGAAAGAACGAAGTTGAACAGCATGAACATACTCTTCTCGATCTCTAATATCTTTAGTCTTCTTTAGGCCAGCATTGAGTTTGGATTCCTCAATCGCTCTGATCTCATCTCCATCATCGTTGTATAACTCACAGAAGATCAGCTCATTGTCTGTAAGGACTAGGCTATCAGGTTCTGAGAGTAGGGATAGGAACTCTTCATTGATCTTGTTAGTGTCTAACACTTCGTTCTTAGACATTACGAACCTACTATTACCTACCTGGGTATGGAGAAGGAGTTTAGTCTCTCTCACATTGGCCAGAGCCTTGTAGTGTCTAGCGATTATAAGGCCTACATTCTTCTCAGAGGTTCCATACTTCTCTGAGATCTCCTTGTTAGTAAGATTAGTGTAGATATAATCATCTATGATATCATATTTATGCTTAGCTGTAATGTTATCAGCTGCTTTCTTGACTATTGTAGTTGTCATTTAAAGGTAGACCCCTTGTTTTTAATGAGGTAAGAGGACCAAGGCCTCATAGTTTGTAAGTTCCTACTACTTCTGGTGGTACATTTCTCAATACTATCGTCTATATAGTGTATCAAATCATGAACGAGATTAAATGTTGGTAACTTATTAGTACTTTAAGTATTCTTTCGGGTACTTGCA